CTTTCGTCGTCGATGTCGATCATCTGGGCTGCCAGTTCGCCCAGCTTCGTGATCTTGTCGTCTTGATCGATCAAGCCCCGCCTGTACATGGGGAATAGTTGAAGGGCATTTGGCCGCGACCACTTCCGGGGCTTCGGTCGTCAGTCAAAGTCACGTTCCCATTCTTGGGTGTCGCCATAGTCGTCAGATGGGTCGTAATCTTCGAAGATGCTTTGGACCCATTTTTCGTCTTCGTCGTCGGTCCACTTCACCGGATTCCCTGACGGGTCTGTTGCTGCTGTTATTTCAACTTCTGGATCATCGCCGGGGTGGGAGTTGTCCCCGTACATGATAGCCGGACTGCCTGCAGTGTAGTTGAATTCCACATCAACTTCAGTTTCGCCGTCCGCGCGAACTAGCTTCATAAAGGCCATATTAGAAATCCTCTTCGTCACAGGGAGCCGGGTCATCGAACATCCCGGCGTCGCAATCGTCCGCGTATGATTGGCAGTCCCTGCAGATTGATCCGGGTCGTTCGACGATCGTCTCGCAGTGCTGACATTCGATCCGCCCATCAGTCAAGGCTTCGTCGATTTCGTCGCGTGCTGGGCGTCTCGGTTTCATCTTCTTCCCTTCGCAAGATCAGAAAAGTCCGTCTGGTGCATGGGCAGCGGGAACCCCAGATAGACATCAGGCAGATCGCTATAGCCGAACTGGTTGAACTGGTCAGCCGTGGGGTCCAGCGCGCGCCCGTCCTCGAGCATGATCCAGACGTGGTTCCCGGTGCTGCGTTCGTCTTCCCAAGTTCCTTCCCGGCTGTCGCATGGGACGCCAGAGACGCGCAGTAAAGCCACCAAGGGCCAGCAGACAGCCGCGCACATTCCGGTGCTGGGGCGATTACCCAATATGCCTTCGCGGAATTCTCGAGCGAATTGGATCAATTCCGGGTCAGTCATGGGGAACCCCTTTGTTCAGGAATGCTTCAACGCGATGGTGCCCCATCGTCTCGGGCCACTTGGCGGACATCTTCACGTTGCCGCGGCGATAGGTTGCGACTGTGCTGACACCACCGTTCCAGTGCTTAATCAGCCGGACCCGGATGTCCGTCGCACGTTTCTTCGTTTCGCCTTGCCTGTTCGCGTAGGTCATTCGCTTTCAGTCCTTGGATAATGCCATCCCAGATGGCGGGGTGGGTTCTGTTTCGAGACATCCCAAAACTACCGGCGGGGCCACCGATGGAAATGATCTTGTCGATTTCGCCAGCTTCGTCGAACTCTCTGGTTTCGATGACCGCGCCCAGCAGCAGGGAATGCACGGGGATGATCGTCATGTCTCGCCACGGAACGTAGGACTGAACCCGCGTGCCTTCGTTGACGAAAGCCGGGTGGTTTTTCAGGATCGCTTCGCCCTGCAGCGTTGCGCGGATTTCGGGCACCCTGCAGCGCAACAGCTTCTGGCGCGCCTCTTCGATCTGTATCATCATCTGGGTCGCAGTGATTGGCGCGGTCGCGGCGGCGGTGGTCTGGGCTGTCATTCCGGCCTTCCGCCCACCGAAGCCGTGGACCAGCGTTTGATCGATCTGATCTTCCATCGCCGTTGCGATCTTCCGAGCCAGTTCTGATTTTTCGTTCTTTGCTTTGAAGGGGCATTGGCTTCGCGGAATTTCCCCACCGTAATACCAGCAGTTGGCAATGGGTCCAGCATCACAGTGAGCGCATCTTTTCATGTGTCGATTCCTTCAGCAGCAACAGGTTCCGGGGGTTCCCAAGGGTTCGCCCCTCTTCAGGCATCGCTTGCCGCACATCAGGCAGTGGTTGGGTCCGACTTCCCGGCGGCGCGCTGCCAACCCGTCGTCGTGCCCCGTTATCTCAGCATTGCAGCTTGGGCACCGGCTGCAGTTTATGGCCGCCGTACCGCAGCAGTCCGTGAATGGGGTGTTATTGAAAGGACCGGCGGTGTGGGTGCGTGTGTAGCAGTCTGATCTATCGGCGCGCCTGTCGTGGCGCGTCCGGGCGTCCATTGCAGGTTCGAAAACATAATCGCGAATTTTATTTTCAGCTTCCCATCCGCATTCTGGGCAGAAGGTCCAGTCTTCGGTGCAGGCACTGCAAGGCGGGTTGATGTGGCATGAACAGCCTTCAACGGCTGCTGTCTCGAGAATGCCGGGGCAGGCGTCGCCACGTCCGCAGACCTGACCTTCTTCAAGGCCATGATCTGGGGGAAGGGCTGCTGGGTTGCTGGGCGCGGCTCTAGGCATCGGGTGGGTTCCATCTTTCAAGGGGCTGGTTCCCGCGCAGATAAAGCGGGTGGCGGGGTTGCCCGTGCTTCGTTGTTCCAAGGCAGTGCAGTTCACAGCCCATCCAGATCAGCATTTCTGGCACGATCCGGCGCTGTTTCGCGATGGGATGCGCGCCCCATGCGACAACGATCTTGCCGCATTCTGGGCGGGTCGCCCAATCGATCAGATAGGCTTGGTTCATCGGGCCAACGCGATCCAGAGTGTTTTCGAGAACCGCAGGCTTCGTGGCCCGGAATGCGTACAGGTTGACCACCACCAGACCACCGAACCCTTCGCGCTTCGCGAACTCGATACATCGGCGGATTGTCGGGTCGTTAAACCGGGCGTCTGCAGTGCTGGGGTTCAGCATGATGAACAGCATATAGGGGCCATCGCCCCAGCGCCGGGTCAGGACGTATCGAAACAAGCCGCAAGGCGAAATCACAGCGTCTTGGATCATTCCTGCGACCTCTTCGACGTGCGATCATACAGAACCACGTTCACGGCGGCGGCAAGGTTCAGGCTTCCAGCCGGGATCGAAACATGGTGGTCACAGATGTCGATCACTTCGTTGGGGATGCCTGCGTCTTCGGACCCGAAGATGTAGAAAGCGCGCTCTGGATGTTCAAAGCCAGGTAGCGGTTCGCCGCCCATTTCCACCGCGACGGCGGTGCATTCATGCGGGATCGCTGACAACAGGTCTTCGGTGAAGATCACGGGAAGGTGCCGGTGGGTGCTTCGTGGGTCTGTGCGTTCCACGCGCCCCTTCGTCCGGTATCGAGCCGCGCCGATGGCGACCATCTGGGCACCGAAGACGCCGGCCGCGCGAACGAACTCGCATTCTTCGGCATTGTAGTCATAGAAGGTCTGGGCTTTGGGGTCGTGGTATCGAAAGAACGCAACCACATCAGCGGTCACGTCGCACATTTCGACGATGCAGTCCGTGGCATATTGAGTTTCACCCGCCAGCCTATCGAGCAGCAACACCATCAGAAGAACAGCGCGAAGGCGACGACTGCCAACGCGAAGCCGTAAAGGAATCGGGCTTCCGATGCTTCATCCGGCGTGCCGTTTTTCTCTCGTGGTCGCCACGCCGCTCAGGACCATAGCCGCGAAGTCCTGATCCGCCATGACCACAGCGCGGTCTGGCAGCGCGTCCTTGGCCTTCTTCAGCTTCTTCTGTTTCACCGTGGGCGCGGCTTTTGGCTTCAGCAGGAAGAAGGTGACGCCTTCGGCAATCTTCTGATCGATCAGGGCGATCATTTTTTCATCGCTGTCTTCGTCCCAAGCCAGCGCCAAGGCTTCCAGCCCCGGCGCTAGATGTTTGGGCGCGCATGAAGCGTGATGTTCGCATTGCGCTATCAGCGGGGTCAGGGAATCGGCGGCATCTATGATGCCCCGCCGGTATCCCTCGCGATATTCAAGCATCGAACCCCTTCCGCGCGCCGCCGGGGACGGCGGAACCGCAGAAAGGGCAGAAGCGAACGTCGATCAGGACATAGCACCCACCGCCACAGCAGCCGTTCACAGCCCATGTCCCGTCGTCGCTTTGCTCTATCTGGGGGTCAGGGTTCATCCGCCCCGCTTCCTGCTCCCATCGCTCGCAGCATGACGGCTCAGGCATAGGGGTTGCCGCCGGGGTCATCGACAGCGCCTTCGCTGCCTTCTTCCCACCCGTCGCAGGTGTGGAACGCCGGGGTGTACCCAGATGGGGACGCGGTGTGATCGCTCAGGCAATAGGCTTCGACGCCGTTGCCGTTCGCCTGCGCGATCATTTCTGACCAGAACCGGCATCCCTTGCAGTTCTTCGTGGTGCCCCACGTTCGGTGATCCATCGAACCCTTCTCCATCAAGGTTATATCCCTTAAAAGGGATGACAGAAAGAAATCAGGGTTTCAACCCTCAAATAATGCCAAAGCGCCAATGGGCTGACGCCAGAGCCGCCAAGATCAGGATCAGGCAGATCGCGGGGGTCTTGGCGCGGTCGAACAGCGTGGGCTTGCTGATGCCAGACAGATCATCGCCGTCCGCCGGGTCGAACGGAAGCTGGCCGTCCAGATAGTGGTGCCCGTCGTCGCATTTGAAATACAGCCCATTGTTGTCTTCGTGGACGCGCGCCAGCCCGCCACCGTGGCAGGTGAACCCGCCATCTAGTTTGACCACGGTTCCTTCGGTGATGTCTCGCATTCTCATAGTTCAGTCCTCTTCGATGTCGTGTTGTTCGATTAGCGCCTTAACGTCGTCTGGGCGGCGCGGGGTTTGCAGTCGGATCAGCGGGTCATTAGGTTTCACCTTGCTTCCCAGCAAGACCCTGACCGGCGCGTTCACGTATATGTCGAAATCTTCGCCTTCGCCCGTGTAATAGATGACCACGGTCGGGACGCCTCTTAGGTCTTCAGCCATGCAAAAACCTTCCTGTGTTTGGGAATAGATCGTCGTGCGCTCGAGCCATCCCGCTGCTGGGGTAGGTGATGAAGCCCAGAGTGCTGAGCCGTCCCCGGATGTTCCCGAAATTGCCCGAAGTGTGGACCAGCCCCATGTGCCGGCCGATGTCTTCGCTGCTGATCGGGTCAGGGTACGCGGCGGCGATCACTTGCAGCATTTCGTTCTGGCGTCCCTTCAGCGCGCCATAGACCCGCGACAGCATTTCGTCGTTGGGAATCGGATCGCATGGCGCGACGGCGGCGCGGCCGGCATCGGTCAGGGCGATCAGGTTGTTGCCGGGATAGTCGATCAGACCTTCCCCGCGCATCTTGCCAAGGATGTTTCCAAAATTGCCGGACTTCGGGGCCAGCCGCGCCAGCCAGCCGATGAACGTCTTGGTGGGCTGTGTTCGTCCTAGCGCCTCAGCTTCGCGCAGAGCAATCAGCACCCGGCGCGCGGACTTGGGCACCGCGACGTTCACTTCCGGCTGCTGGGCAGCTTACCTAGTAGGGGGGCTGGGTTCCCTAGTAACCGGCTCAGGGCTTTCAGTATCGGGGACGATTTGAACAGTGACCGTCCGGGCGGGTGTCAGGCCATCCAGTGCCAGCCGGATCGCGTCTTCGACCTCACGGCGTCCCTGCGCTTCGCCTGCTGCCAGTCCGCGTGCGAACCCGCGCCGCTCAGCGTCGGCTACTTCGCTCTTGTGCCGCTCGAGGGGCACGGCATCGGCGCGCCGAACCGGCACGGGGACGACCTGATCGCTGGCGGCTGGCTCTTCCGGCTTCTTCTCAGCAAGGGCAGCCAGCATCTTCACGATGGTTTCCGGTGCCGGGGGCTTTGGGATCGCCCCGCTTCGCCCAGGTTCGATGTGGGTGGTCTGGCAGGGCAGGAACCGGGATAGCACCGGCTGCATCGACAGCGACTTCCCGACGAACCACATCTGGCCAGCGTCCAGAGACATCAGCGCCTTCGCGTCGTTCGATTGCTTGGTGAAGCCCAAAAGGTCTGCAGCCGTGTTCCTGTCCAGAGCCTGATCCGCGCGACCTATTACCCTGTTCTGGCACTGCCCCACGATGTTCTTGTCCAGATCGCTGATCCGCTGGGTCGCGAAGATCGCGCTGAAGCCTCGCTTCCGGCCTTGTGTTGCCAGAGACTTCAGCGCGCGGGTGGACTGTTCCTTCCCGCTCTGAGGGCTGATCCGCCCATTCCAGATCGTTCAACTGAATGATCGCTGAAGCCTGCAGTTCCAGCAGCTGCGTCGCCAGCCCCGCCGGGTCAGCGGTGGGAAGCGGGACATCTGCCCCATCCCCACCGATCAGTGCATAGTCGAAGGCTTCGCGCAGGGTGAAGAATTCATCTTCAACGTCTAGAACGATGTGCTGAAGCTGGCCATGCGACGCTTCAAGGATCTTGCGGATGCCGTAGGACTTCCCAGCGCCGGAAGCCGCCTGCATAACCATGCGTTCCCCGATGAAGCCTGTCAGCGATACATCATCAGCAATCCGGGCGTCGATCATGGCATAATCTCCCCAAAGTAGGCGGCAAGCGTGGCATGGGCTTCCGGGTGATCGCGCTGCACCATTTCAAGGTCGCCGCTCAGCTTGGTTTCTCTTCGGTCCTGCACCGACACCGAAACCTTCCCGCCAAGGAAGATGGCTTCCGGGAACTCTGCTTTCACGCTGTCTTCCATCGTTTGTCCGCATGAATGGCGTTTCAGGCTTTCCCCGCTGGGACGGATGACCAGATAGCTGAAGTCGCATTCCATATCTTCGCCGCGACGGTCCCTGTACCAGAAGACGTGATCGATGATGACGGTCATGGGCATTTCCTTCTGTCTCTATTCAAGAATTGGACATTGGGGTGGCGGGGTAGGCATCGTAAACCTTGCCGAACAGCTTACGACCGGCGGCTTTCTTCCCGACGCGGACCATGCAAGGCCCGGTGTCCTGTCCAGTATTCCAAGGATACCGGGTTTCGTATTCCTTGCTGGATGGGTCAGGGTCTTCCCATTCTTTGAACGACAGGCGACCAAGCCGCTTGCCGTCCTTTTCTCGGGTGAAGTTCCACCCGCACGCGCCGAAGTGTTCATAGGCGATCCAGTCGCCCCACTGCTTCAGATGGAAGGGGACGCCAGCGCGGTCGCATTGGTCCTTCAGTGCCAGAACCCACATCGGGTTCATCGGGCGCGATCCGTTTCCGCTTTCACCGCCCACCACGACCCAATCAATGCCGCCAGAGCCGTTGACCCGGACGAACTGATCGCATCCGTGTTCTGGGGATTGCTTCGCGATGCCGCCGGTGTTCGGACATCGGGTGAAGCCGTGGCCCTTGCCGCAGTTCGCGCACCGGGCGGGATAGCCTACATCCAGCCCAAGGGTCCATCGGTGGATGTCCAGCGGACCCAGCAGCGGTTCGGCGCTGATCCAGCGCACGGCGGATGGGGTCGCCATCAGATCGTCGATCCGTTCATCAGCGGTGGGCTGATCTTCGGCTGAAACCCCGTGCCAGATATTCGCCGGGGGCCATTGCTCGAGCGTAGGCATAGCATCGAAGTGCATCATCGTCCCGGCATGGCTGTTGATTTCGTCACGCCGGTCTGCATTCAGATATTGCATCATCCGCTTGGATCGCTTCGTCAGCGGCTGATAGATGTGGCGCGGGGTGATGGCCATCACGGCATAGGCCCGGTCAATCAGGTCGAACGGGATGCGTTCGTGAAACATATCGCTCATGGAATTCGGGAAGATCATCTTCGACTGGTTCCATCGAAGCGGCTTCGTCCAGACGTGTTCTGGTGCCGCCTGCACTTTGCCGGTCCAGACGGCGCGCCCACCAGACATCCGGGTCAGCCCTTTGTAATGTTCGACCCCCATCGCCTCGAGCCTGCGCGCCATCTGCATAGCATAGCAGTGGGTGCATCCTGCGCTGACGATGCTGCAGCCCACGACGAAGTTCCATGTTTCGTCAGTCCATTCGATGCCCGTGGTCATGGCTGCGTTCCTTCCTTCAGGGACCAGCGCGGCGCGCCCTGATCTTCAGGCTGCGATTCCCAGCATTCGAAAAGAAGCCCCTTTCGATCATCGGAATAGGTGCAGCGGATGAAGCCACCGCCTGCCTTCTCAGCTTCCACCGCCTGATCTTGGAACCACTGGCGCGACGTGGTTTTGTCCGCCACATGCTCAGCTTCGAAGGTCTGACATACGATCATCGGTTCCATCTATTCGCCTTTCTGGGCTTGCTGTATTCGCGCATCAGTCCACGGTTCTTGTGGCTGGGGGATGCGTTCGAAGATGCCGTCCACGGCTTCCTGCAGGTGATCCTGCAGTTGGGCCAGGTCCACGGACGGCGGGCGATCATCGACCATCACGCCGTTGATCTGGGCGTCTCTCAGCACCGCCAGCGACACCATCGCTTTCGTCAGATGCGAGACGCCCGAATCTGGGTCTGTCTCTTCACCCATGTTCCACGCCATGATGTGGCCTATGGCTGCATCCACATAGATCGAAGCTGCAGCGCCGGACGCGCGCCAGTTGTTGCGTCCATACTTCCGGGCACCCTCGAGCATGGCCACGCCCATTTCGCAGACTACGGCGAAGGGGACGCAGAAGAACTGACGCCACTTCCTGACGCCCACGGCGTCCTTCGGGTTCGTGTCCTTCCTGTCGATCATGCTGCCCATTCCAGATAGGCTTCGTGGGTGTCTGGCAGGTGTTCGATCATCAGGCTTTCGACGCCCTGCGCGACGGTGACAGCTTCGTCCTGCGCGCCATGTTTCTTCGACCGAAGATTGCACAGATGCAGCAGCGTCCTGATCTGCGCGTTGAAGTACATGCGCGTGGGGGTCAGCCCTTCACACATGACGTTTCGGGCTTGCTCTTTGGTGATGCCCCGGCGGCGCGCTTCGTCGTAAATGCCGGTGGTTACGTCCCATGCGCGTTGTTGCGCCTGTTGCCACCAGTCTTCCAGAAGGGGGTCGTTCGCCGGAATGCTGTCTTGGCGGTTCGTCGGGTGTGCCAGACGCGCTTCGGAGAAAATAGGATCGCCAAGGGCAGATGGGTCCGCGTACCGCTGGCTGAATTCTTGAACCCGCATGGTCCAGTGGCGAATGAATTGCCGGCCGATGGTGCGGGTGGTGTTTACCTCAAAACAGACATTGGCCATTTCGAACGGCGACCAGTGGTGGTTGTCCATCAGGTAACGGATCAGGCGCGGCGATGGTTCGTCTTGTTTCGCCGGGTTCGACACCTTCGCCATGTAGGTCATCAAGGCGTCGGCATCTGGCGTGACCCAGACCAGCTTCACAGAATGGGGTGTCGTCATCGTTGGGTTCCTCGCTGGGGTGCAAAAAGTTACGCCCACCCCGGCTTGGGGATGGGCGCGACGGTCAGTCGTCGTCTTCGTCGTCCAGCTTCTCGATTTCCTCGAGCAGCTTTTTCTTCGACATCTTCGCCATTTCGGCGTCTTCCTTGTCGCCAAGGGCTTCAATCAGCTTAGTCCGGCGCTCCCGGCGATCCGCTGCCTTCTTCGCCTTTTCTTGCTCTTCCAGCTTAACGGCGATGATGTGCTTCACGATGTCGAGGCACGCGCGCAACGGCTTCACGCGCGGGTCAGGTGTCGCTTTGACGAAGCTGCCTTCAGCGACTTCCTTCAGGTCGCCATTGATCGTCCGGGCCACAGTGTCCAGATCGAACCCGTCGCTGGACAGCAGCGGCAAATCCCAAAGCTGTTCGGCGGTCAGTTCGCCGCGGCTCGAGGGGAACCGGGTCTTCCGGCGGGTGGCGAATTCAAACATTCCGTCCATCGGTGTCGTCTCCTTTTCTTAGAATTGCACGCTGTAAGCGCGCTGCACATTGGTCCCCCTGACGAAGAACTTGACCTTGGCCTTGCGGGTGGACGAAAAGCCCAGACCGCTAAGCTGTTCTTCGGCAGGCGGACATTTCGTCTTCGCGCCCAGAACCTCGAAAACCTTCCGGTGCGGCTCGAGGGCGGGAAGAAGAAATTCGTTGTAGATGCCCCGCGCTGTGCCGGGGTTCTTGCACCCATCCAGCATGAACATCCAGTGGCGGTTTCCCACGGCGGCGTCGCCCCAATGGTTCGGGCTTAGCATCAGCGTGTTGACCTTCACCAGCGATTGCGTGGTGATGCCCCACTTGTCCTGACCGGCGGCGTCTCGGGTCAGTCCCTTGGCCATCTTGACGGCGACCAGACGCCCATCCTTCACCGTCATCGTCAGGCAAGGCACCATCTGGTTGTTGCGGACTTCGTGGGCATAGGTGAATGTCTCGATAGCGCCGGTTTCGCTCTGGACCTCGAGCGTGAAGCCCACGTCCCGGCTTTCCCGGTGGGTGTAGTTGTGGACCTTCACCACATAGTCGCCATCCGCCGGACGATTCCAGCAGACGTTTTCCACGGCGTCGCGAACCGGGGTGCTGACATTCATGTCCACATCCAGCTTGCCGCATTTGTTGCCGTAGTGGATGTGGTTCCGATCAGGTTCGTGGACGTGGATGTCCAGATCGTCGGTGTTGGTCCATGCAAGGCTGACCCGAAGGGTGGCATCGACACGACCACCGGCGCGCTTCACCCGTTCCTTGATCGACGAATCCGCCACGTCGCCATCGTAGGACCATGCGAAGCCGTTGGGCCACTTGAACAGGCGCGGGGCGTCGTCCTGCACCGGCGCGGTCAGGCTGACGAAGTTGCCCATCATGGAATTTTCCACCAGCAGATCGATGCTGCTGGCCTTGGGAACGACGCCAGCCATGAAGTCGTCGATGGTCAGTTCCAGAGCGCCGTCCAAGCTGGGCTTCGCGACGGTGGCTTCCTCCATCAGTGCTTCGCGGATGCCGCCCTTCATCTGGCCCTGCACCGAATTATCGACGAACAGCACATCAGTCACGGCGACATCAGACAGGCGCGCGAAGCGACGTTCCAAGGCAGGTTCCAGACCCAGGTCGCCGATGGTCGCCATTGCGGCATCGACCATGCGCGGGGTGATAAGGGCGGTGGGGCGTTTGTAGTTCTCGGGGGCCACCTTGGCTTCGAACGCTTTCACGGCGGCTTCGATGTCCTTCCCTTCGCTCAGGTCTTGGGCCAGCGTGCCGATGACCGTATTGCGGAACCCAGCGTTCCGGTCGCGCACATTCTCCCAGATGAAAAGGCTTTGATCGCTGGAAGCATCAGCACCACGCATCAACGCCTGAAACCCATCGACGGCTGCCTTGTGTTCTTCGCCTCGATAGAGTGCCTTCGACGCGATCAGATCGCTGATCGTCTCGAGGCTGTCAGCCGTCAGTTCATTCACGCCGCGCCGGAAGACGCCAGCCGTGCTGGCGATTACACCGCGCACGCTGTCGGCGTCCGGGCTGAAGTGCCGGTCAGCGATCTTCGCAACGAAATGATGCCACGTCCGGGTCGTCTGGTCTTCCAGCAGTTCGCGGGTCTTCTCAGCGCCAAACTGACGTTCTTTGGTGCGGAAGACGCCACGAATCTGCAGGGATCGAATGTGTTCAGCCATCGTGGCAGCAACCACATCATAGGGGTGTTCCAGCCCTTCGATGTCCCAGACGGTCTGGACTGCACCATCGACGATCGCAACGACATTGCCGATGGTGCGGACGAAGTGCCTGCAGCAAGAGCAATCGTGCGCCGTGTTGACGCGGAAGACCGGGTTCGATCCTTGTGGGAAAGCGTTTAGGTACTGTGACCAGATGGCGTCGCGGTCGCTGTCCATGACATACAGTTCATGTTGCGACATCAATTCGAAGCGTTGGGCTACGGATCGCGAGAATTTAGGGAAGTCGGCATTCATTTTGGGTGTCCTCTCTGGGTCGGTTCAGGTTGTCGTGATAACGATGCCGAAGCCGCGCAGCGTGACGATCACGCCCAGCAGCCCCAGCAGCAGTATGAAGAATTTCATCCAAGGTTCGCTGTCGCTCCATCGGGTGAACAGCCAAAGGATGAAAAGCGTGCCCAGCACATGGAAGGCGTGTTCCATGTCTAAAGCCTTTGATTGATCTGGGCGCGCTTGAACTCGCCGCATTTCGGTTCGCTCAGCGCCACAGCCGGTCGCAACCAGACCACATCGTCGAAGACGCCGGGGTTGTGCGGACCCGGAACAGGGTGGGCGCTGGGCGGGAAGCGAAAGAATGTCCCGTCATGCTTCGTCTTCAGCTTGCAGTGTTCGCAGTCGTCGCAGGTGTGGGTTTCGCCGGGCATCCTCAATCCTCCAAATATTCAAATTCGATCCGGTTCACTTCGCTGTCAGGATCGCAGCGGTAGTGATCGACCAGCATCTGGACAAAGGCGTCCGGGGCCATTTCCGGGAAGCCTTCGCGGGGCATGTCTTCAGCTTCGATCTGGTTCAGCAGTTCGCCGCGCGTGCTGACTATCCTGATCTGGCAGAGCCGGACGACGGTTTCGCCCTTCTTCAGCCCCATGCTTTTTTCCACCGCGTTCACGATGTCACCGGGCTTCAGGAACCACCAGCCGAAGCGCCGGGTCACGTCTTTTGAGCGCGCCCGGACTTGCTCGGTTGTCATGGCGAATGACATATTCCGAGGCATGGCGGGTCAGTCCGCCAGTTCTTTGAGCAAGCGGAATATCTGCCTGCAGAGCGGCACCAGCACCAGAACAGGCCACAGCACCACAGCCGCCCAATACAGGGTTTCGTGGGCGTCGTTCGCGTCTTCCCCGGCGTCTTCGCCTTCAGGCTTGCCGAAGCGATCCTTGAAGCGGTCAGCGGCAGGGATCATACCCAAGCCCCAGACCAGTAGCGCGATGAAAATTCCCATCATTCAGTTCCTTCTTCTTTCACGACCAGTTGTTCATTCCGATCAAGGTCCGGGTCGTAGCGTCCCTGATCGAAAGCGTGTTCCCACGTCACATCGTCCAGCAGCACCCAGCACCGGCGACATTGCGCCAGATCGAACATTCCGATGTGGCATTCTGTGGTGCTGATCTGCAGCGCGCGGGACAGTATCCGATAGAGGCGGCGGCGCGCCGTGCGTCGTTTCTTGCGCGGCGCTGCCATCCAGATCGGATCGAATTTCTTGTGCATCCACCCTCGAGCGCGACGCAGTTCCTTGTTCGCTGGGCGACCATAGGCAACCGTGCCATCGCCGAAGCCGACACCGGGCTTGTGGCAGCCCACATGGGCGTCGCAGCGGTCACAGCGCCAGAAGCGCAGGTCGCGCAGGTCGCGGCGGTGCGGATAGATTTCCCGCCCCGTCGTGAGACGGGACGGATGGCGGCAATGCGCGCATAGGACTGGTTCACGATTCGCCATAGCCCATTTCAATCAGATGGCTGCAAACATCGGTCCCCAAGGGGGTCCGCATCCCGTCCTTCGCCAGCCCCATCTTTTCCAGCGCCTTGACGGTGCTGACCCTTCCCCGAAGCTGATTGTTCGGGTGATAAGGTGCCGCCAGCGCGTAACGCTGGGGGCCACTCATGCTTTCGATGATCGCAGCGATGTCCGGTTCATCAGCCATCTGCCTTGCCTTTCTCGGGCCAGATGAAGCTGGCTACAACCCCCAGCGCCAGAGTGGTCAGGACGAAGATCAGGCTGGTGATGGGATCGACGTGCGTCCCGTAGCCTGTCAGTTGCTCAGATGCCGCCAGCAGCATTTTGACGCCAATCCAGAACAGCACCAGCACCAGCGCATAGGACAGCAGGTGAAGCACTCTCAGCAAGGCATCCAGCAGGAAGTACAGCGACCGAAGGCCCATGATCGCGAACACCATCGCGGCATAGACCAGAAGCAAGTCTTCGGTCACGGCGATGATCGCCGGGATGCTGTCCAGAGCGAACATCACATCGCTGATTTCGATGGCGATCAGGCAGAAGAACAGCGGCGTGGCTGCCCCGTTGATGAATAGCGCGTGACCGTTCGTCTCCGATGTCACCCGATCACCCAGCAGGCGCTTCGTCCCCTTGATGTACCACGTCGATTCGTAATCCACGGGTTCGTCGTCGTCGCCCTTCCGAAGTTCCTGCCAAATCTTCCAAGCTGACCAAAGAACGATCAAGCCGAAGACGATCAGCATCGGTGCCCCGAAAGCCTTCAGCATCCCGACGCCAACGGCGGCAAAGATCAGCCGCAAGACGATTGCGCCCAGAATGCCCCAATGCAGAATCCAGTGGCGATGCTCTGGGGCGATGCCGAAATAGGAAAAGATCACGCCGAACACCATCACGTTGTCCAGCGATAGAACTTTCTCGAGCGTCCACCCGGTATAGTATTTCGCGGCGTCTTCCGCGCCCCGGACATAGTAGACCAGAATCCCATAAAGGATCGCGATGATGACATAGCCGGTGGACCAGACTGCAGCTTCGCGCAGGCCGATCACCCTTTCATCGCGGTGGCAAAAGATGTCATAGGCGAGGATACCCCCGCCCATGACGATCAGCGCCAACCACAAGAGCGTGTCGCCGCCAATCACAGATCAAACTTCGACGGCTGGATGAACAACGCGGTGCAGATGCGTCGTGCCATCGCCTTTTCGTCGTCGTCGAATTCGCCGTCCGCGCTACCGATTGCGATGGCAGCCATGACCAGCGTTTCACCTTCTTCTGCAGGTGCCTTCCCGATCAGGGCAAGCAAGCTGTTGGTGTCGCCGTTCTCGCGTGCCTTGGTAAAGGCGGCGCGTGCGTCGTCTTCGCTGAACTGTGGCGCGTTGCGCTTCACGATGTCTGCGAACTTTTCGATTTCATCGGCGTCGATGTCACCGTCTGAATTCGCGATCAGGAACGCGCAGGCTGCCAGACGCTCAAGCGGTCCCTTGCCTTGCAGCTTCGCAAGGTTCCCGCTCAGTTGATCCTTGGCCTTGTCCAGCCATGCACCGAAAGCGCCTAATTTATCCGAGAAAAAGCCCATGATTTATGTCTCCGGGTATCAGTTGTTGAAGGGGTAGTTCAGCGGGCAATCTTGCGAACCGCCACGCCGATGACGCCGATCAGGATCAGGGCGATCAGATAGAAGATCGCGATCCGAAGAGCGGTGAACATCGGAAAGGATTGCCCCATCCCGATGATGTTTCCCCACCAGTCCAGCGGGGTCGAACGCGCGCCATTGTAGACGATCCAGACAGGATCTTCGGTGCCTTCAATGGTCTTCGCGTCCCGATAGAGATTGTCCGAATTCTTCTTCAACCACCACCAGCTATCGCGGTTCTGATAAGCCTGATCGGCGGTGTAGATGAACTGGACATCGACGGATGGGAGTGGCCCAAGACCGTCTTTGTCGATCCGGCGGACTTCGGTGCCGGTGATCGCTTCGTGGGTGACGTGAGGGCGGACAATTTCGAAGCCCACCCAGATGATGCCAAGGGCGACCAGACCGGCGACGCCCATGACCTTGCTGGATTTGAACAGCTTCAGGCACCAGAAAGCGAAGAGGATCGCGACCAGAGCAGAAAGCGCAGTAAAAATGATGCTGACCATGTGAATAAGGGCAGGGCTTTGACCCCCTGCCCCTCCTATGTTGGATGACTGAAAGGGGTGATTACGCGCCTTTGACGGCGGCATTCGCTCCGTTCAGGTCCACATCGCCCAGCATCGTGCCGTGGGGGCTGAAGTGCCAGCCATCGTCTTGCTTCGTCAGCGTGCCGACGTGCATGGTGTGCCCGGTCATGTCGTCCGTGACCGTGAAGCGGGCGTCTTCCACATCGCCGCCAACCTGCACGAATGCGTTCTTGGCGATGCCGAGGGTCTGACCCTTCGAAGCTGCGTTGTAGAGATTGACCAGCAGTTCCACGCGGTCGCCTTCGACGGCGGAAAGATCGATCTGGATTTCTTCGTCCGGGCCATCATCCGAGTTGTCGCCGGTCAGGTCGTCGCCGCTGTGGACCATGCCGGGGATCGCCAGCTTGCCATCAGCGTTCTTCGGCGTGCCATAGTACAGGGTGTTGACCAGTTCGGTGCCCCGGAAGACGGACGCGGCAATGTCCAGATCGACGGTCGCGCCTTCTTCGGCGGCATCCCATCCGACGCCAGCCGTCACGTTGTTTGCTGCAGAGCCATCGGCTTTCGCCAGCACAAGGTCTTGGTCTTTTTCGAGTTTCAGCATGGGTGTCTCCAATTTGCTGTAAGGGTTTTGTCCTTCTCAGTGGACGGGGCAGCCTAATCACAGATTAAATCAGGGATCAAACCCTTATTTTATTTTTTCTGATCGTCGGCATCCAGATCGATCTGGCCGTCCAAGACACCTTTCGCCGTTTCAATCGCAGCGATCAGATCGGACATTTCATCGGTCAGGTCTTCATCCGAAAGCCTTTGTTTCAGCAGCTTGTGGGCTTTTTTCAGGTGCCGGATCGCGTGCTGGCGCTCGCGCTGCATCACAGCACATGCGGCGTCCCATGCGTCGCGTCGCGGACCTTCTTCCCGGTTGCGCTCTTCATGCTCAGTTTCGGCTGTGATGACCCGGACGACCTTCAAAACATAGAACTTCTTCTGGTGTTTCTTGGCCAGCCGTCCGGCTCGAGCCAGCGCGGATGACACGCGCGGGTTTCGGATCAGCCGCCGGTCGTCATCAGCCATCACGATGCCGAAATAATCGGTTCCTTCGATCCGGTCCTTCTGTTTTTCTTCGCTCATTTTTTCTTCCTTGGTTTCACTTTGCCGTCCAGACCCCGAACCAGATCGGGGTTTTTTTGAAAGCCGCGGCTCTTCAGTGGTGGTCCGCGCCTTTTCCTTTCGCCCTTGGCCTTGGCGACGATCCGCTTGGTCTTCGCAACCTTGTGAATGTCGCCGTCGATGCCGTGGGTTTTTTTGTCCGCGCAGGGCTTGTGGACATAGCCACGGTTCCCGCTCAGTGGGTCGTCTGATCCACCCAGACCGCGCGGGGTCCAGTGTTCGTTGATGACGCCATCCTGACCCCTTGCAGCCATCTGTTCTGGCGTGATCGGTTGCTTGCAGATCAGGCAGATCAGGGGCGTGCCCTGATCCATCGCCATCTTCGCGCATGTCACCCGCGCGTCGCGCGCGCTAACGCCAGGTCGCTTCCCGGCGTTCGTCATGCGAATGGCAGATAACCTGCCCTCCGGTTCGCTTCCCGGCGCGCAGACGCCAAGATTTCTGGGTCCATGTCTGCAGCCTTGGGCGACAGCATCCACTTGATGTAGTCGTCTGGCAGGTCCGCGAACCGTTCGCCCCGGTGTTTGCCGAATGGCATCTTCCAGAAGACCCGTGGTTCCCGCGTCCATTCGATCAAGGTGTCCAGCGTTGCGCCGGTCAGCAGATGCTGAAGCAGATGGGCGGTGACGTAGGTGTCAGGCCCAGCCCGGTGCGCGGGTGTCGCCAGTTGTGGGTTGACCTGCAGGTTCAGCCAGTATCGCAAGACCTGATTGCCGTAGCTGGGCGCTTTCTCCCATGCGGCTCGAGCGCACTTTTCGGTGCAGAGCCAGATCGTGCCGGCCGGTGGCGTGTAGAACTTCCGGTCGAATTCCGCATAATGCGAAGCCAGCAGGTCTGGCGTCCCAGCTTGAAGATGCGCTTCCATGCGCTCCAAAGATACGCCGAAAGTCATCACGTCATGGGGGTCGATGTGATGCGCCGCGCGCGCTTCCGGCTCGATTTCCACTGGCCAGTCTGGGGCCACCAGCAGTGACGTGGTGTCCCTGACGACCCCATCCACCAGATCGGTCCAGCCGACTTCTATGGGCTGGGCATCATCGCCCAGACCCGTCGTTTCGAAGTCGATCACTCGGATCAGCATCAGAACTTGATCGACACGCTGGGGACTTTCCCGGCGGCGATTGCTTCGATCAGCTTTCGCGCTGTTTTGTCCGCCAGACGTGTTTCGCCGGTGATTGCTTTCGCAGATGCTGCCACCACCTTTTCGCGATGCTCAGCATCGGCGCGGCGCTTGGCTTCAGCATCGGCGGCGTCCTTCCGCTCTTGCTCTTGCCGGTCGCGCTCTTCCTGAGCGGCGCGGGCGGCGCGCTCTTCAGCAGCTTTCTGGGCTGCCTCAGCATCGGCGATCCGCTTGGCCTCTTCAGCGCGTTCGCGTTCGCGCTGTTCTTCGGCTTCCCGGCGAAGGCGGTCAGCTTCATCCCGTTCGCGCTGGGCTGCCTCTTCAGCGGCACGCTGGGCAGCTTCAGCCGCTTCACGCTTCTGCCGCTCTTCGGCTTCGGCTGCCTCACGCGCGCGGCGCTCTTCCTCTTCCTTCGCGCGCTGGGCTTCTTCCTCTTCCCGGCGGCGCTGTTCTTCGGCGGCTTGGGCGGCTGCCTCTTCCTCTTCGCGCTTCCGGGCGGCTTCGCGCAGGGCTTCCAGTTCAGCGCGTTCTGCCTCACGCTCAGCGGCGACGGCATGGGCACCGCGCAGGGCTGTCAGGACCATTTCCTTCGACCGGGCGGCTTCTTCTTCCAGTTCATCCCAGCTATCGTCGATCACTGTGGCTTCGGCGCTGTCGATCCGGGTCTGGATTTCTTCGGCGCTGTCCTGTTGCCCGATCTTGTTCAGGGCTTCCAGAGCGTTCAGGCGCGCTGCCAGACCGGCCTTCCGCGCTTCTTCAGCCTGTTCCCATTCGGTCAGGGGCTTCCGGGCTTCATCGCGTAGGGCGTCCAGCCGGTCCTTCAGCTTCCGGCGATCTGCGTTGACTGCGTTCACCACTGCCTGAGCGTCAGCTTTCACGGCTTCGCCGGCCGCATCCAGTTTGGTCTTGGCCCTCGAGACATCAGCAGCCAGCTTCCGCACAGCTTCGCGTCCCTTCAGCGTGGACAGGTCCGGGGTGGAATTCTTCACCCGGTCTTCGATGGCGCTGATGACGGTTTCCACGCCTTCATCGACCTTGAAGACATCCGCCAGCGTTAGGCCAGAGCCATGCACAACGATTCCGGTGTCTGTCATTTCGACCTGTTCCGGGTCGATCTTCGTTTTTTCCGGCGCGTCCCCGCTGTCGATCTGGTCAGGGGTTACGTCGATCACTTCTGGTTCAGTGGGCATTCTAGTCTTCCTCGTAATTTTTGATTGGGGCTGTCTGAAAAGCCAGCGCGGCCATGACAGCCATAGAAAGTCCAGCCTTTGATGAATGTACGTGCCCAATCATCCCTGATTGAGAACCACGACGGCGCGGCTTGCGCGCCATCGCTTTCTTCAGCTTAGCAAGTTTCTTGCGCGCTGCTGGTCTTCTCTTCGTCGCGCTGACCGAATGCTTTCGCCGCCTGTGCTGCCTTCTCAGGATCTGGACCCGTTGTCGCGTCCGGGTCGCTGCTGCTGACCTGATCCGCTGACTTGGCGGTGGTGTTCAGTTCCGTCTGGTACGGGCGAAGCTGCACCCGCTCTGTCTGATCCAGAGAATTGACGAAAGCCTTCAGCGATTCCCTGCCCCGCTCAGCGGCATCGGTCGCGGTCAGTAGCAGCAGGCGAAGGGCTTCATCGACAGCCGCGCCCTTGTTCACCCATTCGGCGATCTTCGCGCCAGTCTCGACAGTGATGGGCTTGCGCTCGTCGATGTAGTGGATCAGTTCGTCTAAGCACTTCGTCACGGTGGGCGTGTTGCCATCCACGTCCAGACGCATGTGAACCGTCATTTCATAGATGAAGCCGTTTTCCTGAATGGGCACGATGTCACCACGGATGACTTCCTTGCCCTTCTGCACCATCTCGTGCTTGCCGCGGCAACAGCAGATGATGTGAGCCGGTGAACGGATCAGCCGCTGGACCATCCCCTTGTGCTTCATCTTCGGCTTGTTCCAGATGTGCAGGCCAGTCTTGCCGGTGCGTTCCTGTTCCTTGTCCGCCATGTCCAGAACGCCACCCGGCCCTTCCCATTCGGCGCTGATGCTGTCGATCATAATGACCGTGCATCCTTCTGCCTCGAGCCGCTTCACTGCAGCTTTGAAGCGATCCGGGTGGAAGGGTTCGAAGAGCGTGATGCACAGATAGTCGCCGATTTCCGGGCGTCCCGAATAGAGTTGCGCGCGGTGGTTCTCGGTATCGATCACCCCAATCTTGCCATCTGGGCCAGCCAGACCGCGCGCCATCTTCAGCCCGGAAAGGGTCTTTCCGCACCCGGACATCCCATAAAGCCCGATGATGACCGGGGTGGCTTTGCGCTGGGCACTTTCAACGTGGAAGTCTTCGTCGTCGTTCATGGTGCTGTTCTCCTGTTCAGCCGATGATGTACGGGGGGAAATCCCAATCGTTCAGTTCGTGCTGGGCGTCCAAATCCATCCACGCTTCGCCGTCGATGAACTTCGCCTTGCAGTCCAGCCACAGCTTTTTCGCATAGCTGATCTTCAGGCTGGCATCGTTCCAGATTTCGGAAACCTCAGTTCTGGTTCCGGTGACATTTCCGTCAACGTCGCGAATCTGCCGAACGCCAGACATCGGGCACTTGAGCGCGCGGACGATGGGGGCGTCCGTGGACTGCGCGAAAATCCAATAGAACGGTCCCGGCGGCATGGAAGCGAAATCGATCAGCCACGCTTCGTCCGGCGACAGGCACTTCCCGTGCCGGAACACAGCGTCGTCGCCATGCGCCAGCAGCATGTCCTTCGCCGCCTGAACCCCGGACCAGTGCAGCCGCGCCTGAATGTGGCCCTGCAGGCTGGTGATCCGCTTCGTGATCGCTTTGATGATCGGTTCCTTGAACTGGTTCTGGAACGATTTCAGGTCTGTCTGATCTTGCTTCCTGATGTAGTCCACTCGAGCCTTCCAGCGGACACCATCCGCATCTTCCCAGAAGATCGACACTTCCGAAAATCCATCCGTTAACAGTGTCTTCACGTTCGGATCAGCGTGGATAACCCGCGCGCGGGTCTGAAGCTGTTCAGCGACTTCAGCGTCCAGACTTTCGACCTGACGCATTTCGCAATCCGCGCGGTGGGCGTCGATCAGATCTTCCCAGATGGGCCAACTGCATCCAGCTTCCTTCAGCGCGTCGATCAGCACAGCCTTCGTGCCTTTCGTGGGGTGCCCTCGAGCCTTCAGCCATTCCTTCATATCGTCGTTCGTGACCAGCAGCCCTTCATAGTCAGACTTGCGCGGGGCGACCGAATAAAGCCGTTCGAATGCGCCTTGGCCCTCGAGAACGATAGAGTGCAGCGCAGTCCCGAAGGTCATCGCATCCGATTCCTTCCGTTCCACACCCGGACCCATCGGGGACTTCCACCAGTATTCCAGCGGGTCGATGTTCAGTTCCTTGACCTGTGTCGATCCAAGGCCCGGATCGTCCAGATACTGGTCTTGGGGCAGCCCAAAGTGGATGCCTAGCGGTAGCAGTTCGGTCTGTTCAGTCATGGGGTGTCTTCCCTTCCAAGTTCAACGCCACGCTTCAGCACACCGGCGGTTTCCGCCCTGACCACGCGCCGGAATTCGGCTCTGGTCATCTTTGATCGAAGAAGGGCAGCCATCTGCCTGCAATCGAAATGGCGACAGATGGCGGGCGCGCGGTCATAGATCGTGCATCCTTCTTCGCCCAGATAAACGCAGTCGCCATTAGGCTTCTGAGCAAGGGCCAAGCCGGTTTCGCCGGTCAGTGCTGATATGGTTTCTGCAGTCTGGTACAGATCGGGATTGTCTTCGGGCTTCAGCATGATTTGCTGGAACCCCTGACAGCATCTGGTGCATCCGTCGCAGTTAACTTTCTGGCGCTTCGTCAGCATGTCATATCCTTCAATGTGTCAAACCCATCCGATCTGTAACGGATTAAACCCTGAGCGCAACAGCTTTTTAAGGGTTATAACCCGCGATAATTCTTGACATCGCCTTGGGTTTTATCCCCTTTGTGCGGATGGCTGATAATACAGACACCCCCGAAGACCTTCGACCAGACCACGATTTCGTCGCGTTCGTCGCCGAAGTCGAAGCATTCCTGGAAGAAGGCATCTGCAGCAAATCGAAGCTGGGCGTTGACGTGACCGGCGACACCAAATGGGTTGACCGTCTGCGTCTCGCGATAGCTGCACGCGAAGACCCCAAGCACACCGGAAAAATTCCGACGACGACCTATGACACTTCGCGGAAGGCGAGGATCATCATGCAACAACGGCGGCTGGAAGACGCCAAACAGAAGGAAGACACCGAAAATGGCGAAGGGTAAGGACCACAATATGGGACCGGAAATCACCGAACTGTCTGGCATCAACTGTCAGCCCGAAGAACTGCAAAAGCTGATCGCGCGCGAAGAGAAACTGGAAGCCCAGATCAAGGCGCTTCAGGCTCGCAAGGGCGAAGTCAGGCAGGAAATCAAATCGAAGGGCGTCACTCTGGGCGTTCTGGACGCGGTGCGGAAGCTGAACAAGCTGTCGCCGGAAGAGCAAGAGCGACAGGAATCGCAGGCTCGAGCCATCAAACAGATGATGCGGATGCCGGTCGGGTTCCAGACGGAACTGAAGTTCGACAGCCCCAAGAAAATGTCGAAAGCCGAAGAGCGTAAGACAGAACTGTCGCGCGCCAGCAACAAAGGGTTCACCGCCGGTCGCCAAGATGCGCCGATGGTCTGCGACTACGAAGATCAGGAACTGGTTCAGGCGTTCAATGCGGCATGGCATGAAGGCCAGTCGATCCTGAACGAAGCACTGGCAGAGCAAAACAAAAAGGACGCAGCCGATACGCTCGACGACGACGCCTTGGATGATGAAACCGAAGCCGACGCAGCCGCGAAGGCCAAGGCTGATGCCGAGGCTGAATTTACGTGATCGTCGCGCTGGACCTCAGTTTCAGCAGCACCGGATGGTGCATAGGCGATGCCGAGGGCGATCCAGTTTTTGGGTCGCTTTCGTTTTCGGATAAGGCTGAAGAAAATCGCCGGTATGCTGTCTATTTGAAGTGGCTTAGTGCCCGCTTGAAAGAACATCAGCCGGAAATTGTGGGATACGAAGCCGCATTCCAAGGCAAGAACCCGAAGACTACGGCTGTCCTGTTCGGACTGGCGGCTATCACTGAAGCGGTCGCCGAAATCCGGGGCGCGAAGACGGTGCCTGTTTCCATCGGAGACTGGCGGAAAAACATCTGGGGGCGTGGTGCCGTGAACGGCATCGGGGTAATCAGCGCGGCGCGCGGCGCATTCTCGAGCGATCCAAGAAAGTGTTTTGATGTCTAAGCGGTTGTACGAATTCGATTGCAGTATAGGCGGCGAAAAAAGAAAGTTCTTTGTGCGCGCGCGATGCTTAGAAATTGCCATTCGTGAAGCCAGACACCGCTTCAGAAGGCAATTTTCAGAAGATGATATGGGCAAAATAGACCTTTCATCTGGGGCCATAAGTGAAGATCGCCGCTGGGAATTCTCTTTATGATTGGCATGACGGTTTGCTCAGGAATCGGCAGTCCAGAAGTCGCTTGCCCGGAAATCGAGTGGCGCGCGGCTTCTGAAATCGAACCATTCCCGCGCGCGGTTTTGTGCCAGAAGCTGGGCTATCGACCCATCGAAGAAGGGCCATCGAACCACGGCGGCACGCTTTATGGTGACTTCACCCAGATCACTGCGGCGCGGTTAAAAGCTGATCGGGTGCCGCTTCCAGAGATCCTTGTTGCGGGGACGCCGTGTCAGGCGTTCAGCCTGAGCGGGAAGCGGAAGGGCACGGACGACGCGCGTGGCAACCTCACACTGAAATTCGTGGAACTGGTGCATGACCTCAGATCAAACGGACCTCTTCGATGCGTTGTCTGGGAGAACGTCCCCGGCGTCCTCAGCGACGACACCAACGCCTTCGGATGTTTCATTTCAGGAATTATCGGGGCAGATCATCCCATGTGTACGCCAGACGGGGGAAGCTGGCCCGTCGTCGGTATGGCTTCCGGGCCACGGGCACGGCTCTGCTGGCGGGTTCTCAACGCTGAATTCTTCGGACTGGCCCAACGACGCAAGCGTCTGTTCGTTGTGGTCGATCTTGGAGACGGTCCAGACCCCGCGTCGGTTCTCTTTGAGCGTCAAAGCCTGCACCGGCATTCTGCGCCGCGCCGAAAAGAAGAGCCTGTCGAACAAGTTATTTCCATTCCTGAAGGCGGCGCTGGAAGCGGTCCTGAGCGGGTCACGGTAGCAGGCCATCATGGGCAGATTGCCGGGTGCGTATCTTCTAAGTGGGCGAAGGGGACCGGCGGACCATCCGGCAACGAAACGCAAAATTTAGTGGCGTTTTCCTGCACCGACAATGGGGCAGATGTGGGAGAAGTTTCGCCAACCTTGCGCGCGATGAAGCACGACAAGAGCCACCCGAATTCCGGGGGACAGGTCGCCATCGCTATCCAAGAGCGCGCGACAAGTGAGAACCCGGAAGCTGGACCGCAGGGCGCGGGGATCGCGGAAGATGTCGCCTATACGATCGAGGCGCGCCGGACCCCGCAGGCGGTCGCCTTCAAGCCCAGCTTCTTCACCAGAGACAAAGACGGCGCGCCCAGCGATGTCTTCCCGCCCCTGACAGCGGATGCGGACAAGGGCGACCAAGACCCGGTGATCTTCGACAGCAGACAGTTCGTCGTCCGCCGGATCACGCCACGCGAAGCTGAGCGGCTGCAGGGCTTCCCGGACGACCACACACTGATCGAATGGCCGAAAGCCAGACGGAAGGAAGGCGACATCGAAGATGATCGCCGGTATCTGCTGGAAAGCGGCTATTCACCCGAGGATGTCGCAGTGCTGACCCGGACCCCGGATGGCCCTCGATATTGTGCGATAGGCAACGCGATGCCGACGCACGTCATGGACTGGATTCTGAAACGATGCCTGAAAGGAATGGACGATGCCCCATTGTAAAGTTGTCGCGGTGCCCAGCAGCGGAACCAGACAGGAAGCGCGCGCCTGCGCTTTTGTGATGAACCCGGACCACCGGCTGGCGCTGGGTCGCAGCACGACGGACACCATCAACCCCGATCTGGGCAACCGATATGGCGGGATCGCGAATGCCGCCGGTCGTTTGACTGGCTTCGGCAGGATGGTCCGCGACCATTGCAAGTATCTGATGCGCGTGCGCGGTCAGAAGTGACGGTCCCCGCGCTACCCACCAGCCCCTCTTATATCGATCAGCGATGGGGGGCTGGCTTCGAACTGGTGCTTAGGGTCGCCATCATCGCAGAACGCGGATGCTGCACCGGGCTAGATGTCTCCGAACTTCGGAAGCTGTCTGGCTACAGCGAAAGCGTGACACCAGATCAGATCGAACGGCTGGGCGCTGAAGACACGCTTCGTGGGCTGGTCTGGCTGATCTGTGACGCAGAACGGACCAGCAGCTGGGCGGCGATCAGGAAGCACCAAGAGGCGCTTCGCTTTGGTGTTGACCGCGCTCTGGAAGATCACGGGTGCAAGCCCGTATTCCTGACCGCGCCGTGAAGCCGTTCTTCAGCTACTATGGCGCGAAGTACATCGGCGCGAAATATTACGGGAAACCCCGCCGGGATCTTGTGATAGAGCCGTTCGCCGGTTCAGCTTGCTACGCGACCCGCTGGAACGCCCGAAATGTACGGCTTTACGATGTGTCACCGGACATCTGTGATCTATGGGATTTCCTGATTAACGCTTCCGTTAATGACATCGAAAAAATCCCTGACAGCTTCGTCACAGATGAAGAGTTTTTGAGCCTCGAGCGAGGGCCACGCCTTTTGTGTTCGTTCTGGATCGCGAAGGGGCGCGCCCAGCCCAGCCAAAAGCTGTCGCCGTGGTATTTCCGATATAATCAATCTCACGATTGCAGGGTCTGGGGACCGCAGGTGAAGGCGCGGATCATCAATCAGAAGCCGCTGATCGCGAACTGGACGGTGGATCAGCTATCGTGGGAGAAGGTGCCGGTCGAAGAAGCCCACTGGCATATCGATCCACCCTATTCCGGCGCGCCGGGGCGCAAGTATCCGCATGACAGCGTGGACTTCCCGGCGCTTGCTGAATGGTGCAGGTCGCTACCTGGTTCAGTCGATGTCTGCGAAAATGTGGGCGCTGACTGGCTTCCGTTTGATCCACTCTTCGAAGTGGTTTCGACGCGCGGCCGGCGTGAAGGCAGTTATTCGAGCGAAGCAGTGTGGCGGAAGATATGACCAGCGAAGAGAAGGAACGCCAGATCGCCGCCGGACAACGCATCAGGTGCGGCGCGCCGTTCTGCAGCAAGACCTTGGCGATCACGCCGGACGACTATCCAGAATGGATATGCGGCACCCACTGGCGGAACGTGCCCAAGCGGCTTCGGCATCTTTTTTCGATGGCGAAGCGCAGGTTTAAGCGCCGCCCAGACCAAAAAAGCTGGCGGCGGGTTCTTCGTTTCTGGGAACGCTGCAAACAGGAAGCTATCGCGAAAGGTGCCTTCCATGACTGAGAAGCCAGACTATAGCGCGCCCATCGACGACCGGCCGGCACAATCAGCGGCGGGGCTGTTCAAGGCCACCGGCAACGCCAGCAAGGATCGCGTCCGGGAAAAAGACGACTTCAATCCGACCCCGCCGGAACCCACCCGTGCGCTTATCATGGCAGAGCGACCCAGCTTGATCCGCTACCCGACGATCTGGGAACCCTGCGCGGGCGATGGGGCGATGTCTCGAGAACTCGAGCGCGCCGGACACGCGGTCATCAACAGCGACATCATCGACCGGGGCGCACAGGACTGCACCCTTCGCAGCTTCTATGACTTCAAGGAAGCCCCTGCCCCGGCGGTCGTGACCAACCCCCCCTATCAGGAAATTAACGCGCGGGATGGGCGCGCCAGGTGGCTTCGATATGGCTGGGAAGAACTGAAGCTGGAATATTTTGCGGCGCTTTTGTCGTGGAACTGGCCCGGTGCTGCTGGCCACGCTGGGCATTGGGCGAAATACCCGCCTGCGCGGGTCTATTTGTGCCGGTGGAAGATCGACTTCACCGGCGATGGATCGCCGCCCATGCTGAATGGCTGGTTCGTCTGGGACCGCATCAGGCCCAGCCAGCACCCCAGCGGCGCGCCGGAATTCCTAATGCTGGATCGCCGCCAAGACGGGGCCAGCCCGCAAGGTGACTTGCTGTGACGATGATGTTTGATCTATGGAAGTGGCGGCGCGGGAATGCCCTACCGCGCCGCCCCGATAAGCAGAAGACCGATGGAGGGTCCGCCATGCTCGAGCAAATTTCTATCCTATCCGCGTCCGCGCAGACCAGCGTTTTTTGGGGTCTGACGGAATAATGAGTGGTCGCGATGCCCAAATTGCAATGGATCGATCAGAAGCCCGTGGCCTTGCCCGAATGGTTCTGATGGTTCTGGCCCTACGGGCGAACCACAAGCGCGGCGATCTGTTGGCGTGGCCATCGGCTGGCAGCATTGCGAAAGACTGTCGCGCTTCCCGTTCGAGCGTGTCGGAAGCCCTCGCTTCGCTGAGGGAATCGGGCGACATAATCGACACCGGGACACTGAAAGATCGGAAGGTCGTGTATCTGATTGAGGCGGCGCGTAGTGTCCCCGATGACGACACTACGCAGGACCATAACGACGATTATCTGGACGACGTAGTGTCCCCGCTCAGGACAGATAGTGTCCCCGCTCAGGACACTACGAAACCCGGCGAAAATCGTAATGTCCTCTCTGGGGACAGTGTAATGTCCTCTCTGGGGACAGATAGTGTCCTCTCTGGGGACACAAATAGGAAAGAACCGGAAGAAGAACCGGAAAAAGAAGAAGGGGGCACGGCTCACGCCGCGCCGCCGGTCCTTGATCTTTCATTGCCGGAATCGGCGAAGGTCTTCATCCCTCCCGAAGACGACCCCTATGCCAAGTTTTTCCCGAAATGCGACTTCGATGCTCCGATGGATGTCATGGAAGCGGCGAAGACCTACAACCAGATGATTGCATGGCTTATGGAACGGAACCCGGATGCCCCGCGCATTCCAGTCCGGTGCGGAAAGATGACCCCTGAACTGGCCAAAGCCATGAAGCCCACCATCAAAGCCTGCGGCGGGATTGAAGGGTGGCGCGCCCAGCTTCGGAAAGTGGCGCAGTCCAAGTTTTTCAACGGCACCCAACATCTGAAAAACGGGCACGAAACTTGGCGGCTGAAACTGTCCTATCTCACTGAAAAACGTAACGGAAAACCAACGATCAACCAGTTCATAGAGGCTGAAGAAGATGTCCCACAAACTGCTGAACAGTACGCCGTTGCTACCGGCCAAATCGATGCCCAGACTGCCCGCATCCTCAAAAGGCTTGGCGGATCACCGGAAGCTGAATGACGCTCTGGCGTCTCTGGATGGGCACTATGACCCGCTGGGGCAGGCATGGGTGGGCGCGGTGCCGTCCGTCGATGTGGTCCAGTCAGCGGTGGCGGTGGCGGCGGCTTCAGCGGTCGCGGCGTCTCCGCTGGACTGCGCTACAGCCGGGAAAAAACTGCTGGGGTTCTTTCCCAGCGCGAATTCGTGGGCGAACGATCTGCGCGAAGATACGATGGGCCAATATGCTGAAGCGTTTCAAGACGCATACGCGACCACGCTTTCCGCAATTATCGACCGGAATACCTGCCCCTTCAAGGGGTCGTTCCCGCCAACGGTGCCCGAACTTGCCGAAGTGATCGCGTCCGAAAACTGCAAAGCCCACGCAATCGAGTATCGAGCGAAAAAGATCGAAGAGGCGCGGGAAGAACAGGCGCGCCGGGATGCGGAAGCCATGACCCGGACCCCGGAAGAAGTCGCGCGGCGCAAGGCTTTCGCTGCGAAAGTGCTGGGCAAGGTGCCGACGAACCGGAAGAAGGAACCCGAGGCGTGACGTTCAAGTGTGAGAAGCGAAAACTGCCCAAGCGACGCCACCGGACGCGAGACATCCCGGTCAGGACATCGCTGCAGAACGTCTCGATGACTGAGCGGGGCACGGAACGCGGGGCTGGCCCGCTCGAGGGTGAACGCTTTGCGCTGACTGCGCGCCGGGTGTTTCAAGAACATCGGATCGTTATGGTTTCGCTGTCTGATCCGTCGCTTTCCACCATGCAGTCTCTGATGCTGGAAGAAATAGCCTTCCAGACAGGTCTGAAAACAAAAGAGAAAAAGGGAAAATCACAATGACTGTAGTCTATGACGGCATCAATACCAAGTTTTGTGAATCTTGCGGATTCGCGTTTCACAAGAAGCCAAAAGATAGCCATTCTCAGTGGCAAGATCGCGCGTATTGTTCAGCAAGTTGCTCGAATGATGCGAAGAAAGATGTCCCTCCGCACATGAAATTTTGGTCCAGCTTCATCGAAAGCCCTATCAATGCTTGCTGGGACTGGACAGGCACGACTGATGACGAAGGCTATGGCGTTCTTCGGTACAGGACACAAAGAATAAAGGCGCACAGACTTTCATTCGAAATGCGCTTCGGTCCTGTCCCTGACGGTCTTTCGGTTTGCCATGCTTGCGATAACCCATCGTGTGTTAACCCGAATCATTTGTTTGCGGGAACGCAATCCCAAAACATGGAGGACGCTTCGTTAAAGGGGCGTTTGAACCCAAAATCTAAAGCTAATCTGCAGCCGGGTCGTGCAGGATTTATCGGTGCGTCTCGAAAAAAAGAGGAATAGAAAATGGCTGGTAGCGTCAACAAAGTGATCCTTATCGGAAACTTGAGCCGTGATCCTGAAGTCCGCACGTTCGCCAACGGCGGCAAGGTCTGCAATCTGAACATCGCGACATCCGAGACGTGGAAGGACAAGAACACCGGCGAAAAGAAGGAACGCACCGAATGGCATCGGGTGTCGATCTTCAACGAAGGGCTGGTGGGCGTCGCGGAAAGATACCTTCGAAAAGGATCGAAGGTGTACATCGAAGGGCAGCTTGAAACCCGGAAGTGGATGGTGGATCAGACAGCAGCCAAGACGGCGGCGGGTTCGGGCAAGACCTAGATGACGAGATTCCTTTCTAGTACAAGGACTTAGGGCATGAAAACGTGTAAGGTTTGCGGGTGCGGCTTGTCAACGGGCAACACCTACAAGTCCGACCCAAATCGATGCAAAGACTGCATCAAGGCGCGCGTTCGGAAGAACCGCGCCGAAAAGGTCGATTACTATCGGGCTTTTGATCGCAAGCGATATGCGGATTCGGAAGAACGTCGCGATCACGCGAAATCCTGCGTCTTGAAGGCTCGAGCGGAAGGGAAATATCCCGAATACCAGAAGCGCCATCGCCAAAAGCATCCAGACCGATACAAGGCCCGGACAGCGGTGGGCAACGCGATCAGGGGCGGGAAACTGGCCAAAGGTCCGTGCGAGGAATGTGATCTGGAACGGGTGGTCGCGGCGCTGACCGGCGCGCGGCTATCCGCATCCACCGAAGCGGCGCTTCATTCGTCGATCGCAGACGCGCTGACCGGCGCGGGGGTCGATCATCAACACGAAGTCGCCCTGTCCAAGCGTGACCGGATCGACTTCATGGCTGGTGCCGTGGGGATCGAAGCCAAGATCAGTGGCAGCCCGATCAGCTTCGTCCGCCAGCTTCTGCGCTACTCCGATCACGACGAAGTGGAAAATCTGGTGCTGGTCAGCGCGAAGGCGGTGTCTATGCCGGCCGAGATTGGCGGGGTGCTGGTCGTAGTGGTTTCGGTAGGAATGGGGTGGTTATGACTGCAGAAGTAATTGAAATCGAACAAGGGCGTTGCCTTCCTTGCCCATTTTGCGGCGGCATTGACCTTCACATCGAAGGCGAACGTGGCGTGGATGGGTGCTGGGGAGTGATCTGCGATAACGATAACTGCGAGGCGTGGGGGCCATGTGGTCAGGAAACGCCTGAAATCGCTATCGCGCGTTGGAATTCTCGACCGTGAGAAAATACGGGGTACTGGAATTCAATGGGAAGCTGTGGCGGGTGCGCGATCTGACCCCACCTTGCGCGATGATGTTCAAGCGCCTGTTCCCGCGCGTCCAGACCGGCGCGACGGTCCATCTGATGGCTGACAGCCCTGCGCTTCGCGCCGACCTGCTGTGGTTCATGGAACGCTGGCCACTGCAGACGAAGCACCACAACCGTCTGAAGTCCGGCGTCCGGGATATGCGCGATCAGGAAAAGGTGATCGACGCGATCTTGGCGGATGAAAGCTGGCGACCGTCCGGGGCGTCCGGGTTCCGGGATGGAATGGAGCCGTGGCTGTATCAGAGCCAAGCAGCTGCGATGACGCTGGCGACAGGGCGGCTGCTGCTGGCAGACGATGTGGGTCTGGGCAAGACGATTTCATCCTTCGCGACAATGTGCATGGGCGCGCCAGACACGCTACCGGCGGCGGTCGTCGTCCAGCCGCATCTGGCAGAGCAATGGAAAAAGCGGCTTGAGCAATTCACCGATCTGTCTTGTGGCGTGATCGACACCCGGCTTCCCCATCCTCGAGACGGCACCCCAGATGTGACCATCTTTCGCTATTCGAACATCGCCGGATGGTCAGACACAATGGCGGGGGCTGGCTATCGGTCGTGCTTCTTCGACGAAATGCAGGAAGTCCGGCATGGCGCGGAAACCGCCAAGGGCGCGGCGTGCGCTGTCCTCGCTGATATGTGCCAGTATCGGATGGGGCTGACCGCGACCCCGATCTATAACTATGGGTCCGAAATCTGGAATGTGATGCAGTACCTGGACCCCGGCATCTTGGGGACGTGGGACGAATTCATCCGGGAATGGTGCATCCAAGGGCGCATCGTCAGAGATCCTGACGCGCTGGGTGAATACCTTCGCGAGTGCAACGCGATGCTTCGCCGAACTGAACACGATGTCGATAAGTCGATGCCACCGCCCAACGTCGTGATGCAGGCGGTGCCGTGGGACGCCAGTGTCTTCCATGAAAATTCAGCGCATGTGCAGGAACTGGCGAAGCTGGTGCTGAGTGGATCATTTCAGCAGTCCGGCATGGCAGCGCGCGAACTGGACGCCAAGCTGAGGCAGGCCACCGGCGTCGCGAAGTCTCGAGCGGTCGCAGCTTATGCCCGGATGCTGCTGGAAACCGGCGGGGTCGAAAAGCTGATCCTTGCCGGGTGGCATCGCGAAGTGTGGGAAATCTGGCAGGAAGTGCTGAGCGACTTCAATCCGGCGATGTACACCGGCACCGAAACGACAGCCCGGAAGAACCGAAACATTGAACGCTTCTGCGAAGGCGACGCGCGAATCCTGATGCTGTCCCTGCGCTCAGGTGCCGGGGTCGATGGGCTGGAACGCTACTGCGACGACGTGATGGTGGGCGAATTCGACTGGTCGCCCCAAGTTCATAAGCAGATCGTCGGGCGGGTTCGACGGGGCGGAAAGTCTCGACAAGTCAACGTATATTATCCATACGTTGAAGAGGGTTCAGACCCTGTGCTGATGGAAGTAAATGGGATTAAGGCAGATCAGGCGCGCGGAATTAATGACCCAGGTCAAGCGTTGCCGGAACAACATCGCGATGAAAGCCGGGTAAAAATGCTGGCGCAATCCGTTTTGAGCAGGGAAGCTAAGGATGACGAACAGCCGGAAACGGTCCACTGACACGACCGAAGATGTGACCGAACCGGCACCCCTTCCGGTGCTAAATCACGGGGGCGACCCCGGCCCAGACGCTCGAGGCAGGCCCGAACAAGAATCCACCTATGTCCCGGTGCCGGTCGAAGTCGGCAAGGGAAAGGTCGCGATCAAGCTGATGAACGTCAGCAGGAATCGCCAGCCTGCAGTCATCAAAATGCTGTCGCTGGGCGGTGGGCACGCTCTGGATCGCTACATCCATCTGGGCGAAAAGATGGGCGCTATCTCAGCAGTCGAACTGGATTCGCCGGTCGATGGGGGGAAGCTGAGCGACGGCGGGGTGACGCAGCGGGTGGCAGATGCCGCTGAATTGCGTCGGGTTCTGTCGTTCCTGCGCGGGGTCTATGTCCAGCACCCGTCGAAGAAGGTCAGCAAGACGCGCCGGCCGATGCCGGTCTTGACGATCCTGAACGATGTGGGGGTCCGATGGGTGAAGCCGAAGGAAATCTTGGCCCAGCACCGCTGGGGATGCAGATCGGACACGCTGTTCGCCGTCAATCAGGCTTTCGGCTGGTCCGTGATGCGGCTGAAGATCGCCTTCGGTATCGAGGAATTCAATCGGGTGTTTGAGCCTCTTCCAGACTATCTGGTCCGGCTGGATACTCCAAAGGATCACCCCACGCTGGAAGACCCCGGAACAGGCACTGACACGCCAAAGACAGCCGCCGGTCGCCGCCCTTCTGTTTAAGGTTTGTCAGGCTGTTCTGGTGGACGCCAAGCAACGGCACAACGTCCTTGTCTTTGTCGATCTTTCCCGCGGCTCGCATCGCCTCGAGCCACTGGCAGAACTGTTCACCCGTCATCGTTCGCAGCCTCATATTTATCGGCTGCGCTGTGTGCGGCGACGATCAGCGCGACCTGAATGCTGGTGAAGCTGAACACCAGAAACGGGAACCAGTAGCCGAAATATACCATCGGCATCAGCGCGAAGAACTTCATCCAGTGTAACATCACCGGGGTTCCGGTCTGCACATCCCCAGAACCGCTGAATAACTGACCCGTCCGGGTCGCCATGATCCAAGTCAGGAAGTACAGCAGAGCGGTTCCGAGAATTGCTAAGTTGTCGCCCATGCCGCCACTGGCGGCGAAGGGCAGGACCGCGATCAGACAAAGGCCCACGATGCGTGGGGCCATGTTTTCGCGGTCGAAGGGTTCAGCTTTGACTTCTGGGCGATGTGGCTTGGTTTCTTTGTCTTCAGACATCGGTCTGGCCTTTCGTTTTCAGGTGCTTGTCGATCAGTGCGTCCAGTTCAGCCGCCTGTTCTCGGGTGATGTTGCGTTCGCAAACCGCCATCTGGGTCATGGATAGCGACCACCAGTCGCCTTCGCAGATTTCCACGATGCGGTTCGGTGTGCGGCTGAAGCAGGCTTCACGGGTCACATCAGCAGCGACGGGCGTCATGTTGTCGTCGTTGTCGCCCATGTACCCGATGAAGGCGGTCACGATGCACCCACGGATTCGTCGTCTTCGACACGCGCGATGATCGCCTTGAACGTCGCGGTGACTTCGTTTGATCTGCTGGCGGTGATGAACGCTTCCCAGCCGCCACCTTCGAAGGTCTGAACATAAACCAGCGTCGCGCCGAACATCAGCATTCCGTGGCGTTCGATGTTGGTGTTTTTCGGGCCAGTTGTTTGCCATGCGATGCTGCCTTGCATCTTGCTGGCGTTCTCGATTCTGATCCTGATGTCTCCGATAGTCATAGGGTATCCTTTCAGGTGTCTAGCCGCGCTTCTTCCATCGTGCGGGGCATCATGTCCGGCTTGTAGAGCGGTTCCCATTGCGCGCCGGTTGCAATGGCGATGTTTTTGAAGAGCGTGATCGCGTGGTCCGCGCCCTTCTTTTTCATGGCGTCCCGGAAATCCCCGGCGACGCCCTTGGCCCGGATCATCAGACAGTGGCCATCCGTGTATCTGGACACAGTGAAGATGCCGCAGTCGAATTCCACGAAGTAGTCGTCTGTGATCGCCAGCACGGTCATCGCTGGGCTTCCCAGAGCCGCTTGACGTTCTTGCGAACATCATCGGGCCAGTTCTCGGAAGCGCCGTGGGCGTCGAATGCCGCGTGCTGGGCGTCCTTGAAGTCGGCTTGTGCCTGTGTCGCGTGATACATATCGAACGGCTCGCCTGTCTGGCGGCAAACATAGGTCCGCTTCAGCCCTCGAGCCGCGCGCGATTCCTTTGTCTGCTGCATCAGCAGTTCGATGTGGGCTGGCAGTCCAGCGGGGGGCATCATTCGCCCAAAGCCTCGATATGATCGACCAGCGTCTTGCGGACGGCGGGATCGTTGATGTTGCGGAACGCACGGTTCAGCTTCAGACCTTCGTGACTGGCGACGAACCCCATCAGGTCGTCGGTGCCACCGGCTTCAATGTCTGCGCTCAGGGCTGGATCGATGCCATCAGGCAGCGCGTCGGCTGGCATGTCTTCGAAGAAAAACTGAACAGGGACATCCAAGATCGCGGCAATGGTGAACAGGCGGCTGGCACCCATACGGTTCGAGCCTTTTTCGTATTTCTGGACCTGCTGGAACGTCAGGTTCAGTTTCTCCCCAAGGCGCTCTTGGGACATTCCGATCATCATCCGGCGCAACCTGACGCGGCTGCCAGCGTGGATGTCGATGGGGTTCGGTGATTTCGTCATGGTGGGCATTCCTTTGACTGGTGGGTGGGTGCCGCTTACGCGGCGCGTGCGGCTCGAGCAGCCGCGAAGTCGATGACATTGCTAGGCAACGCCGGGGCAGGCTCAGCAGCCGGTTCTGGGGCTGCTGGCGTGTCGTCCAGCACCTTGTCGGCACCGATGATGGTACACATGCTATAGGTGCCGAAGGGCTTGACCTGTTCAACGCCGTTATAGACGCTGATCCGAAGGGTCTTGCCGCATTCCGTCCAGATGGTCTTGGCGGTGCGACGGACGACGGTGATCTTGAAGATCGTGTCGTGGTCGCAGATGCTGCGCTGGAAGTAGGTGCGATTTGCTTCGAATGCGGTCATGGTGATGTCTCCGGTCAGGTGTGTGGTGGGCTGGATTAACCAGCCATGAATGCTTCGGTGAAGCGGTCCCAGATCGAACCAGTCAGTTCGCGGTGCGGCGGGATAGCTTCGATTTCGCTCTGAAGGCCAGCCAGTTCAGCGGTAACGAACAAGTCAGCGTCGCCACCGGCGATGATTGCGAGGGCTTCCAATGCGGTGAAGTTTTTCATGGCGGCGTCTCCGGGTGTCTGTGTCTCTCTGATAAAGAGGATATAACCCTGACCACTGCAAAGCGCAATAGGCAAATCACAAAAAATGTGAGAAAAGTTCCTTATAGGGTGGGTGCTGCCCCATCATTTGTGACGGGGCGGTGTTTTATTGGACCAGTTCCAGCAGCTTTTTCAGCCTGTCATCCGGTAGCCTCAGCGCGCCGCGAAGCGGGTCGTCCCTGAAGTGGGTCCAGCCGCTTTCGTTGCTGTCGTCCAGCACCCCGGCGCTGACCAGATCGTGACGATCCAGATGCAGCAGCTTCGCCAGAGTGTTGCGGAATTCCATTGTGGGGATGTTCATGGCCTATCCTTTCAGGGCTTGGCGTCCAGCGTCGGTGACGACCAGATAGTCCACCGTCGTTCCGGGCTTGTGAGTTTTGTAGGGCGATGGTCGCGGCTCTGTTCGGGCGTACCCGAACGCCAGCAGCTTGTCCCTGACGGTGAAATTGATTTCCTGAGCGGGATAGGGGTCGTGCGCGGCACGCGCCAGACAGTCCATAGCGTGGGCGCTGGGCGGATGCCGCGTGTTCTTGGCCCCTTCCACTGATGCGCGCTCTTGTGCGTCGGTGTATGTGATCTTGGGCATGTGCTTCTTACTCGTAAAAGGCGGTGATGCGCGGGGTGCCGGTAGGGCTGCAATCGCTATCGCAGACCACCGGAACGGCGATCAGGAAGGCGTTCCCGTAGCGATCCTGCCAGACGCAGACCGCTTCCGTGAAGGTGTAGCCCAGCGATGTCGTGGTGTGCTTGTACCCGCATCGCTTCAGGCGCTCTGGGTGCGCTTCGATGTTCTGTTCCGTGGGCACGTCCTGCGCGCTGGCAGGCAGGGTGGTCAGCAGTAGCGCGATGATTGTCATCGTCGTTTTCATTGCTCGATTCCTCAGTTGGTGGGTTAGCTTTTGAAGCCATTGGCGCGGGACAAGTCCCATGCGGCATTCATCAGGTCAGTCTGGCTCTGGTCAAAGATCCTTCCAACATCAGCCAAAGCCTTCAGCATCAGTTCGTTCGCATCACAGAAGTCGTGCGAAGCGCAGGCACCGGCATATTCTGGGGTTGCGTTTCTTTCGTTGACTTTCACCAGTTCGTCTGCCGTCAGGCTTTCCCGCATGTTGCGCGAAAAGGCTTGCGACAGTTCAACAGCTTCTGTTGTTGGTTCTGGCATTGGGGCATCCTTTCAATGGGTTCAGTCTTCGTGGTCGTTCAGGTCGCCGGGACGCCGGTGATTTCCTCGAGCGGCTTCCGGGACATACTCAGCGTGTGGTCCAGACGCTTTTCGGTTTCGACGTATCGACGATAAAGGTCTGGGCGAAGCTGCGCGGCTGTCGTCAGATCGGACTTCGACGCCATGATGCAGAAGCAGCAGGACAGGCGAGACATCCCGGCGGCATAGGCCCAATGGGGTTCTTGCCCAGCAGCGGCGATCATGCTGAACACATCGTCTGCAGTCAGGTCGTGGATGGGCAGCCAGTCCCACCACTCGCGACCAGCCTTGGAATTCTTGGCGGATCGCGTCAGGGCAGATTTCTTGGCACGCGCTGGGCTTTCTTCGCCGCGCATCCCCATGCAGTTGACGACCTGCCCACCGAATTCTGGGTGGGTTTTCAGGTAGCGGCGGACTTCCCGTTCGATAGGCGCGCGCTTCAGGTCGCTAGTGCATTGGCGATGCGATGGGCTGGGGAACATGCCCCGGTGTTCGACCATATCGAAGAAGGTCTTGGTGGCCTTCGCGACGATCACCGGCACGCCTTCAGGGATCGTCGCCCGGATGTGATCCATGTTCCCTTCCCATTCGACTTCGCCCAGATCGGCGTGGATCACCAGCATCTGCGATGTCGGAATCCCGATATTGACCAGATGCGCGGTCATCGCCTGACTGTCTTTCCCTGCGCTGTGGTTGACGACGAAGAGCGCGCCGGAAGCGATCATATCGCGGATGGTCTTGGGTGGATTCACAGGCTTCATGGCTCAGACTTTCTCTTCGTGAAGCATCAGGATCGCTTCGGCGGCGACCAGTTCAGCGCGGGACAAGCCTTCGCGGTTGCTGGCCAGCCACTCGTAAAGGTCCACGCCGGTATCCAATTCTGGACGGGTGGCCATCATCGCGCGCGCCAAGGCGTCGTAAGGTTCTGGATCATTGGGCATCAGGGCATTCCTTTGAAGTTGGCGACGCGCCGGGTGGCGCGCCGTTTATCTTAATTCGAGTGCCGGGCTTTCAGTGCCTTCAGTTCGTCGATCCGGCGGGTTTTTTCGGCAACGTAGTCCGCGTGTCCGGCGTGCTGAGCGTATCCCGGCAAAGGGCGGATCATTTCTTCCAGACGCATGATCCGATTCCGCAGAAGCGAAGCGACCGCAGTCCACTTAATCACCCCAGCTTCTACTTTTTTCTGGGCGCGGGCAATGTGTTGGTCTGTGGTCATCATCGGGGCATTCCTTGTGTTCGTCGCTTCGATAACAAGGGATATAACCCTGACAGTATCGACGCGCAACCGTCAAATCACATTATTTGTGATTATTTTTGATCTATGCCGGGGTCATACGGACAAAGACTGTGATTTCGGGGGCTTCTGTCTGGCGCTCTTTAAGGGCTAGAACCTTGACGCGGATACCGTTTGATGGTCCTAGCTTCTAAGTATCGGAGACGTGACACCCGCTAGAAGGCTGATCTTATGGACGTAATTTTTGACATCGACGGCACCCTGTCTGACTGCGAACACCGGCGGCACCACGTCACCGGCGAAAAGAAGGATTGGGAAGCCTTTCTGGATGGATGCGCGAAAGACCCGCCCATCGAACCCATGTGCGAACTGGCGCGGCGCTTCATTCAGGACGGCAAGTCGCGCGTCGCCTTCCTGACCGGGCGGATGGAACGCGCTCGAGCCGCCACGGACATCTGGCTGGAAGCGCATGTGGACGCTGAAACCGTCAACGCCACCGCGTTCCCCAGATCGATGACCCGATTCCCATCCGGGGCGAACAGCCTGCTGCTGATGCGCCCAGACGACGACTATCGCCCAGACTTCGCCCTGAAGCTGGGCTTCCTGCGCGAACTGCAGGCTGGCGGCTTCCAGCCCGCGCTGGTCTTCGATGATCGCCAGTCCGTCGTCGATATGTGGCGATCCGAAGGGCTGATCTGCGCGCAGGTCGCGCCGGGGGACTTCTGATGGGCGAAGCAGCCGAAGACGTGAAGGACAAGGGCGACGGCAAGGATGCCAAAGGGCTGTTCCTGCCCCGGAATGACTTCTGGAAGGCCCGGTCGTCTCACGGACGGAAGCCCATCTTCGCCAGCCCCGAAATCCTCTGGGCAGCTGCCTGCGAATATTTCGAGTGGGTCGAAGCGAACCCGCTATGGGAACGCAAGGTCTTCCAGAACAACGGGAAGGTCGTGAATGCCGACATCCCAAAGCGCCGCGCGATGACGCTGGGGGGGCTTCGCATCTTCCTTGGCATCGGGGTCCAGACGTGGATCGACTACACTCAGCGGGCGGATTTTTCGGAAGTCACAGCGGAAATCTATGAAATCATCAAGGCCCAGAAGTTCGAGGGGGCGGCGGCTGACCAGTTCAACGCCAACATCATCGCGCGCGACCTGGGTCTGGTGGACAAGTCCGAAAGCGCCGAAACCGTGACCTTCGCCCCGCCCACCAAGGTCGTTTACGAAGTGATGGAACCGGCGAACAAGCCGGAACCACCCAAGCCACCGAAACGCGAGGAAGAATGATGGCTGGCACCGAAGACATCACCACGGCTGAAGACCTGCGCGCGGAAATGCAGCGCGTCTGTGATGCTCAGTTCGAAGCCCACAAGGCGTTCTGTGCTGAATTGCTCGCGGTTGCCCAGCGATCAAAGCTGGACGATTCGATGCACGACGCGGTGGGGCTGGCTGTCATGGGTCCGCACTATGCGCGGCTCGAGGCTTACACCCCGGAAATCGACCCGAAGCAGAAGGACTGATCGAATGCCCACCATTTCAGGATCTGAAGAACCCGGACGGCTCGAGGCTTGGCGCGTCCATTACGAAGCTAAGGGATGCAGCCCAGCCAAGGCTTTTTCTTGTGCGATGAAGAAGCGAAGAACAAGGACGTGGCCATGAAGACGTTCCAGCAGGTTGTCCACGATGCCATCAGCAAGGGCAGGACCATCACCTTCACGCCAGACCCGACGCGCCCCGGCGCGGTCAAGATCGTGGTCTGGAAGAATTTCGGCGCGGAAGTCATGGCTGTCCATCAGCTAATGGATATGGACGCACCGATGGTTCATCTGCAGATCGATGGGATGAACGAAGCGATGAACCGCGGCGAAGAGCGGGAACTGTGCCGCCAGTGCGGGGGGCGCATGAAGGACAGCCAAGCGATTGCCCAGACCTTCATCGGACGCGGGGATTTCCACGACGGGGACAGCCAAGTCACGATGTCCCCCGGCGGTCCCGGCGCGCTCGTCGATTGCCGCAAGTGCAGCGAATGCGGATGGTCTGTTTCAGATGATGCTTGATTTCTGTGGCTCTTGTCCGCTTTCCGACTGCGATGAAAAGTCAGATGGATGCACTCTTCGTCAAATAGATCGGGCGCATTCTCGGGCGCGTCGTCGCGGCGAAGTTTCGGGATACCTCAAAAAAGTTCGCCAAGTGGCTTATAACCATCTGTACGGTCCCCAGAGAAACCTAACAAGACAGAACGGTCTGCCCCAAGGCAACCCCATCGGCCGGCATCCGGCATATATCGCGGCGGGGATTTTCCCGAAAAGGCGATGAATGGGCTGTCCCCGGTGATGCGCCGGGTGCTGGAACAGATGGCCAAGGGCTGCAGGGTCGTGACGGTCTTCACGGACCCGCCTGCATCGGACCCTTTCCAAGCGCCTCGAGCGTCTTGCAGCTTCTTCGGTGCAGATGAACCCAACTGGTCCCCGCGCTATACTACTATGATCGCCCTATCGGAACGGGGTTTGATCCGTGATACAGGTGATGGCATCTATGAAATCGCGTCCAACAGCGGCGCGGATTGAAAGAAAGAAGCCGATGCAAAGACCTGACCTGACCCTGATCGCCGGACTGATCCGGGGCGACCTTCGCCACTGGATGCTGGAATCCGAAAAGGGCAACGATGCACGATTCGCAGCCGTTTCCGCGATGGCGGGGGTGAAGCGCCTTCAAAAGCGGATCGCTGACCGCATCCAGTGCAGCGAAGAGCGCGCGGCTTTTCTCGAGGCATCGACCCCGAATGGATAGGACGCGCAAGCTGAAGAACGTCACGATTCTGGTTGAAGACCCAGATCAGCCGGGGGCGTATGTCTCGCCTTCTGCCCTGTCTGGCGATGTGCTTATTGGCCCGGAAGGGCTGACGCACATCCGCGTTGACGCTGTTGGGCGGTTCCAGTCGGATCGTCTGGCCCCGCTCTTCCGCAGTCGCAACCTGCCAGAAGGCTGATCCCTTGCTAGATGGTGCAACCTTCCGGCGCGCGCGTCCGCGCTGGGCGCTGCCCATGACCCCCGCCTATCGCTATCTGGGCGCATACGGTGGGCGTGGTTCCGGCAAGTCTCACGAATTCGCCGAAATGGCGGTGGAACGGCTGGTGATCGATCCTGATTGCAAAGGGGTCTGCATCAGGGAAACCCAAGTCAGCCTGAAGTTCAGTTCCAAGGCCCTGATCGAAGAGAAGATCAGCAAGCTGGGCGTCGCGCATCTGTTCGACATCCAAGACAAGATCATCAAGCGGAAGGGCGGCAAAGGCTTCATCATCTTCGCGGGGATGCAGCAGCACAACGCCGAATCCATCAAGTCGCTGGAAGGCATGGATTGGGCGTGGATCGAAGAGGCCCAGAGCCTGTCGAAGCGGTCACTGTCCCTGCTGCGTCCGACGATCCGCAAGGCGGGATCGCAAATCTGGGCATCGTGGAACCCGGACAAGCCGGAAGATGCGATCGACGACTTCTTCCGCAACGAAATGGGCGACGGTGTGCTGAACGGCGGCAACCCGGACACGATGTCGATCCACGTCAACTATCAGGACAACCCCTATCCGCTCAGCGATGCGCTTGAAAAAGAAATCGCTGTGGACATCAAGGGCGATTGGGAGACGTTCGAACACGTCTGGCTGGGCGGCTATAACACCAGGTCTGCGACGCAAATCTTTTCGGGCAAGTTCCGGGTCGAAGAATTCGACATCAAGCCGGAATGGGATGGCCCCTACTATGGCGCGGATTGGGGTTTCAGTGTCGATCCGACCTATCTGATCGAAATCTATCTGTTCGACGGCGTGATGTACTGGTGCCGGGAATCGGGCGGCGTCGGCTGGGAAATGGAAGACATTGGTCCGAACTGGCTGAAGGACATCCCGGAAGCGGCGGATTTCAAGGTCCGGGCGGACAACAGCAGGCCCGAAACCATCAGTTATGTGCGGCGGAAGGGCGGCTTCCGGCGGCTCGAGGCAGCGGACAAGTGGAAGGGGTCCGTGGAAGACGGGGTGGAATGGATGCGGTCCTATAAGCACGTCATCCACCCGGCGTGCCCTCGAGTGCATCGCGAATTCCGGCTATACAGCTACAAGGTCAACAAGGCAGGCGACATCCTTACGGACATTGTGGACAAGGAAAACCACACCATTGACGCGGGTCGCTATGCACTGGCACCGCTGATCCAGAACAAGAGAAGGTCAATCTATGACGGACTGTGAGGCAAGATCATGCGGATGATCGACAACATGGCGGCTCTGGCGGAAAACCTGCTGGCCACCCAAGGACGCGCAGGCGCTGACCAGTATGGCGCGCTTCCATCCCTGACCCCGTACCAGCTTTATGCGATGTACCGCGACGACTGGCTGGCCCGAAAGATCGTGAACATCCCGGCGGAAGACGCCTTCCGTGAATGGCGGACGTGGAGCGGGATCGACGGCAAAGACCAGACGCATATCGAGAACGCCGAAACCGCGCTGGGCGTCCTTCAGAAGTGCCAGAAGGCCCAGCGTCTGGCGCGGTGGCGCGGTGGATCGCTGCTGCTGATTGGCGACGGGGCATCTGACCCGCGCCTGCCCCTCGAGCCTGAGAAGATGAAGAAGGGCGGGATCAAATATCTGCACGTCTTCGACCGTGAAGAAGTCTTCTATGATGACGTTCAGCGGGACATCGCAGACCCGTGGTTCGGGGAACCGATCATGTGGCAAATCCCGGCGGACAATAGCCGCTATGTGGAAATTCACCCCAGCCGCGTCATCAAGTTCGTGGGTGAAGTATCGGAAGACCCTGCCTTCGGCATCAGCGATGGTGTCTGGGGCGATAGCGTGCTTCAGGCGTGCCACCAGCAGGTCAAGAACGTCGCGCGCATCTGCTACGCCATCGCCGAACTGATCCACGACGCGAAGTCCGACATCATCCACGTCAAGGAACTGGCTGAACAGGTTTCCACGAAGAAAGGCATGGAAGCGGTCCTGAAGCGGTTCGATGCGGCGATGCTTATCAAGGGCATCAATGGTGCCGTGATCTTGGACGAAGAAGAGAATTGGGAACAGAAGACCTACAACTTCGCAGGCATCCCGGAAGTCATCGAAGTGATGGTGAAGGTCGTGTCCGGCGCGGCGGACATCCCTGTCGAGCGCATCGCGGACGTGTCCCCCGGATCGCTCAGCGACACCGGCGAGGGCAATATCCGGCACTATTACGACGGGATCGCGTCGATGCAGGTCATCGATCTTCAGCCCCGCATCACGCCGCTGGACGTGGCCCTGAAGATGCACGCGCTGGGCGCGGACCCCGAAGATTCGCACTACGAATGGAACCCGCTCTGGCAGCCTTCCGCCAAGGAAAAGGCAGAGACTTCCACGAAGAAAGCCGCCACGGTGTCCGTCTATCACCGCACCAAGCTGATCGACCCCGAGGCGCTGAGCCGTTCTGTGGTCACGATGGTCGCTGAAGACGGCATCCTTCCCAACATCGAACAGAACGTGGAAGACGTGGCTGCAGAGCGCGAAGCGGGGATCTTGCCACCGACACCCGAGGAAGAGGAACTGGAAGAACTGCGAAAGCAGAAAGCCGAATTCCAAGCGGCGAACGACCCGGTGGGAACGAACGACCCGGTGGAACCCGTACCCGGAAAAAAACCCCAGCCGCCAGCGGAATCGGGGACAAGCTAGTCCAACCCGATGATGAAGGGCGCATTCTTGCGCTCTTGAAGGCGGCTGATAGCCGGATTTACAAAGCGTTCAGGGATGCCACGGCCATCCTGAAGACTGATCGCTATATCAACCAGATCGACGACCTGCTGATTGCCGGCCGCTGGGACGAAGCGATGGAAAGCATCGAAGTGGTGATGGCCCGCGTCGCAGCTGCCAACGCCGCCAGCTTCATCGCCAGCGCGGAATCGGAAGCGAAGATGTTGCAGCAGCTTGGTCTGGACGCGGCATCGTTCGACGTGACCCACCGTCGCGCCGCTGCTTCCATCGACGCATCCCGCCGGTCGCTGATGGAGCGCCTGAACACCGCCCAGCGGATGGCCATCGAAGAGGGTGGCCACAGCATCACCCGCGATCAGCGCAAACGCCAGTTGCGCCAGGTCATGGGGCTGACAGGGCGCGACGCCAAGGCTGTCGCGAACTTCCGGTCTGCGCTCGAGAACGGCGACCGGGACGCCCTACGCCGCGCGCGCAGGGATCGCCGCTTCGACAAGACGGTGGAAAAGGCCATCAGTGGCGGGAAGCCGCTGTCGAAGGAACAGATCGACCGGATGGTGGACCGCTACGCGCAGCGGGCACTGGATGACCGGGCGAAGGAAGTGGCGCGTCAGGAAAGTCTGGCAGCCCACCACGAAGGCCAGAACGAATCCTATGCCCAACTGCTGGACACCGGCGACATCACGGCTGACGAAATCACCGTGGAATGGAAATCGGTCAGCGATGGCAAGGTCCGGGACAGCCACGTCCATCTTCACGGTCAGAAGAAGAAGGAAGGCGAACCGTTCGAAGGGCTGTTCAGCCTGATCCGGTATCCCGGCGACCCGCTGGCAGCAGGTCCAGAGCGGTACGGGTGCAGGTGCTTCACCAAGCGCAAGATCGATCTGTCATCCGTGCTGGGTGCCGACGATCCAGAGCCAGAAGGCGAAGAAGAACTGATCGCGGCGATCAACCAGATCGCAGGCGGCACCCCTGCGACGCCACCGGCACCCGCTCGAGGCGCTGGGCGTGCGGCACCAGACCCCGGACCCGTCACTGTGCAGCCAGCATCCCCGCAAGCGGGCATCCCCATCCCGCCGGCCGCAACGCCGCGCCAGCGGACCACGAAGTCCGCATTCACCCCGGCGATCACGAAGTCCTACATGCCCGAATTCGCCGGTTCTGAAGTGTTCCGGCGTGCAATCGAAGGGCTGGAACGGATTACGATCCGCAACAGTCAGCGCGGGGGCAACTACTCGCCAGAGCGCCATGAAATTATGATGCCCAGCGACTGGAAGAAGTCCACGCACCGCAAAAAGTGGGTGGGCACGTTCTTCCATGAAGTGGGGCACGCGGTTGATTTCGGGCCATCGGGAAATCGTGATTACACCAAGGCCAAATCGGTCGCCATGATGGATGACCTACTGGCTGACCGTGCTGATCTGGTGCGTCCGGTGGGCGATCCGCTTCGGAAGAAACCTTCCGAGGCCATGCCGCCTGAAGCAGACAGGCAGCTTCAGGCCATCCTGAAGGACGATGATGGCGGCGCTGAATTCGAATTCCACGAAGCTATGGACGCTGGTGATTTCGAAAAGGCGGTGGCTGTCATTCAGGGGACGATCCGCAAGCGGTCGCTGAACAGCCGGTCGCCTGAAGTTCTCGAAACCGAACTGGATGACATCTATTTGCACCAGTACATCATGGGCAACGTGAACGACTTTCTGGGCGCGATCACCGACCTTGAAAGGGGGCGGGGTCACAGCAAAGCGTACTATGCGAACTTCCAGAAGATCGGCGATGGGGTCACGGTGGGGCACGTCGCGGAAGCCTTCGCGAATGCCTTCATGGGCCACACGCTCGAATTCCCTGAACTGCTTCAGTGGATGATGGAAAGCATGGCCCCGCGTACCATCGCCAAGTTCCGGCAAATCATCGAAGAGGGAGACACGGCACCATGACCTATGCCGAAGATCAGGATCAGCGCCTGAGTGAAGCGCGGGAAGAATACAATCGGCTGTACCCGGATGCGCCTATCGCGCGTCTGGGCGATACGCCGGAACGGTTCTTCCTGCTGGATTTCGACGACTGGCGGGATGGGGAAAACCCCATCGACCCCGCCATCATCGGCGAAATTGAATACAATGCGACGGAAACGGGCGGGTTCTCTTAGGGGATCGTCAAGATCCTGAAGGCATTGTGGTCCCCAGCGAGTGCAATCGGATGGGGACCACGGCAATGTGCAACGTAAATCTAACAGCGAATGATGAACAACACGTTCACCAGCGGTGCTATCACCGGAAGCAGGGGTGGATGTGCTGGTGCGGTTTCTTCTTTTGACATCCCGGTCAGGATCGTCTTAGGCTCAGGTCGTCCCAAGGTGAAATCCCGAAGTTCGGGCTGAGGCAGTGAGGCTACCATGACCCCCCGGCGGCGAAAGCCGCCATCCCAGAAGACCCGCCCCGGAGAACCGGCGGCGGGTTTTTTGTTTGCTGACGCTGGGGCGCGGGGTAAGGGTTCCATACCCTTTATCCACAGGAGATACCCCAGATGGAAGCCATGACGGAACCGGGAACGTGCATCGCGCAGCCCGAAACCATCACCAGCCTTGCTGAAGATGACGAAATCCAATCCGGTCTGGTTAAGACGACCGTTTGCGCGTGCGGCGCGAAACTGAAATGGAAGATCAAGGACGGGAACCCGGTGGGCACGTTCACGGATCGCGGCAAAAAATGCACCGGACCTGTCGAAGCAGCGCCGAAGGCACGCACCGGCGGCACGCTCAAAATCGGCAAGAGCAAGGTGCAGGAAGTCCAAGAGGCGGCGAAAGCTGTCGAAAAGGCATCCAAAGATGTTGATGACGCCATCAAGGGCGCGACTGAAGCCGCCATCGAAGGTGTCCGGGCTGTGAAGCACCCAGATTTCCCGGTTTCGGACGAAGACATCGAAGCCGCGCGCGGCACCCCCAGCGTGACAGAGCAATGGCGACAGCAGCGCGCGGAAGAAGATCGCCGCGCCGCGGCGAAGTCTCACGGTGGCCCGGTGCCGAAAACCCCGCCTGAACGGGTGGGCGAAGCCGCCGGTGAAACCTTCGTCCCCGCCAGCCGATTGCCGAAGACTGACTTCCGGCACCAGTATCGCCAGTTGACCGCAGAAGAAAAGCTGAGCCAACGCGCGGTCAAGAGCGCCGCTGACGCGATGGCGTGCGTTATCGATGCGCTCGAGGGGCACACCGGCGAATGCCGTGAAATTGATCTGGCCCGGACGCGACTGGAAGAATCGGTGATGTGGGCGATGAAGGGATTAACCGCCACTAGGCGCTGATTGAGATACAAGGGCGCGGGCGACGATAAGAAGAACTTCGTCGCCCCAATCCGATCTAGCCATATTTACAGCGTAGCAAACCAAGCGGACGTTTCCTTCAACGTAACCCTTGCTTGGCTCTATTCTGTCCAGACTTGGTGCGAAGGGGTTCGCCCTATTTGGCCCCCTGCTCTCCATTTGAAATTCGAGTCCTGTAAGTTCGCATCGCCACGCTTTCAGGCGACCCAGAACCCAATCATGTGTGATTGTCATAGGAAGATCGCCTGACTTAGCGCGGCGTCTCGCGTTTCCAATAAGTTGTGTGGCAATACCTTTTGGGCTTCGCGAGTATTCGCGCCAGCCTTTCCGAGACTTTTTTGGATTATTTGCTGAATATTGTCGGGATGATGCGCGACCTGAGCACTTTAGGCTGCAGTATATCGCGCCGCGCCTTCGCCCTGAGATGTCAGAGCCACATTCTTTGCACTTTTCCATTTCCTGTTTTTATATAAATGCCGCATAGCATCGTGTAAATGTCGCATGAAGGGACTGACGCGATGATTGGACGAATTCTGACGACCGTCGAAAGTGGCCAGCGCGTTCTGGACGCCTTCAACACCCTGCTTCGGATCACAGCCATCATCGGCTTCCTTGTGATCGCGTGGCAATTCAACGCCAAGATCGACCGGGCCATCCAGTCCGTGGACCAGATCAAGGTCGCTGTGACCGATAGCGCGGATCAGGTCCGGGCCGCAGCCGCCGGTGCCAAGGATCGCGCCGCCGGTGCCGCGTCCGCTGCATCAGAAGGTGTGCTTTCCGTTCGCCAGCGCCTACAGGACGAATGGAATGCTGTCGGAACGGAAGGGCAGGACTGATGGGAATGATAGAGCCTTGCGCGATCCACACTGAATGTCGTGACGCGATGGTCAATGCGATGAGGCAGTTTTCCGAAGAACTGACCCCCCAAGAAATGCTGGCCATCGCCGCGCAGGTGGTGGGGCAGTTGATCGCGCTGCAGGACCAGCGGGTGATGACCCCTGAAATGGCGATGGACCTTGTGCAAGGAAACATCGTTATCGGAAACGAGACGGTCACAGGACCGCTTCAGCAAACGGAAGGAAACGGCTGATGAAGAGGCGACACAAAAGACGCGGCGCGCTGGCTCTGGCCACCGTCGTATGCGGCGGGGTGGCGACCTATGCCCTTCCGGGCTGGGTGTTCGGCGTGATGGCGCTGGGCTTCGTTGCTGTGATGCTGGCGCTGGCATTCGCCACCGGCGGGATCGACATCGACATTGATCTGTTCTGAGGGGGCGACGATGGCAGAACGACAAACGCTGGCCAATCTGATCGACGACTATGGCCTAGACGCGGAAATCGACATCCTTGACCGGGACGCAGGCAGTCCGGGGATGGATTACATCCAGGTCGAAGTGAAGCGCCGCGAAGAGGAAGCGTCGCTGGTGGGCACCCTGACCGATCACGGGGAACCGATCATCGCCCATGACGTGAACGCCGGGGTGGTGATGACGGCCGGCATGGATATTGGCCACGGCGATGTGGTCTATGCCGTGGACCCAGAGCCACCGGCGGTCGATGTGGATCAGGCCCGGACGATCCAGCTTCTTCAGGAACAGATCGATGTGGCCCTTCGGGAAGCCGCGCAATCCGCATCCGATGCAGGACAAGCGGCGAAGGAATCGGCTCAGGCGTCCGCGCGCGCGGCTGATGCAGCTGCGAAAGCGGCGGCGGCGGCTGAACGGCTCGAGGTAGTCAAGGGCAAAATCGGGCAAATGGCAGCAACGGTGGGGGTCAGATGATCGAAACCACCCTGTTCTATATCCGGTTCAGGTGCCGGATCGACGGGGTGGTGACAGACAAGATGGTCGCTGGCCCTTATTCTTCAGAAGAGCAAGCCAGAGACGACATCCAACGGGTGTTGAACGAAGCGATGGAAGTCGATTGCTGGGCGGTATTTTACCATTTCTATGTCGATCCGGTCGTCTGCAGAGCCAAACCCGCCAAAGGCGAAGAAGAAAATTCTTGGAACGCCTGACGGTTGAGCGTAGTTCTATCGTTACTTCCTTTGATGCCACGGTTTCTGAATGTTGCCGAAAGGGCTAACAATGACGAAGAATGAAAACAGGGCCACAGCCAGCATTGCTGGGCTATCCCTGTTAATTGGCGGACATCTGGTCGAAGGCTGGGCGGTGACTGGCGCGGCTCTGATCGTCATCGGATGCGTCGCCGTCGCATTACTTTTCGCGTCTCTGGACGGGAAGATCGTCGATTTCCCCCACGTCTGGGGCTGAAATGCCAAAGGGATAACCGCAAAAAAGCCCTTGATACCGTTCAGGGGTGCGGTTATCCCAAAATTGTCAAGTTGTTGATGCCGCTTCCTTGGATGCCCTAACGGGCGGTGCCGGAACTCGAAATCCACTTGACGGCGCGCCGAAGGGTGAAGGTGTTAGGTTGCTGAGGCCGGTCTAAGGCTGAACCCGGAAGGGCGTGACCATCTAGTTCCTTTGTCTGGCGATGGATAGCCACTAGGCAGAGGGCCGTGGGTTCGAATCCCACCCTAACTACCTTCACCCGGAGCGCACGACATGAACACCCTGCGAAAGCAGGTGGTGGATCGAATGTCGCGGCTGGGCGAAACCGAAATGGCCACGGAAATCATGGCGGCTTGGGTCCAAGGCTCGAGGCGAACCCCTGATCTTCTGTCCCTCACGGATCGCCAGTTCAAGACCATGCTGGAAGTCGCTTATGCGACCTACCACACCACCACCCGTTCGCCGGTGGCGGCTGCAGCCCTATTGGATGCAGGCGCGGCGGCGACACTGAAACTCTGAAACCCCTGCATGTTAATTTTTCCTCCCTCAAATGAGGGGGCAAAAATGGACATGCTGCTGAAAGGCAAGCGGATGCAGTCCATGAACTACGACCCTGAAAAGGGAACCGGATGGAAGATCGACGACGACGGAACCGCGGTCTTCTATCCCCCGATGATCCTTGATCGCCAGAACGACCGGGCTGACACTCTGGCCCAGATCGCGAAGGCAGGTGAACGACCTCGAGCGCAGGACGCGGCACCGCGCAGCCTGTACGTCATGCGCCCGGTCCTGAACGGCGCTGAAATCCAAGCATGGGCAAAGTCTCAGGGCTTCAAGACCACGCTGCCACCGGCGGACATGCACGTCACGATCATGTATTCCCAGAAGCCGGTGGACTGGATGAAGATGGGGTCGCCGTGGACCAGCGATCTGACCGTCCCGGAAGGCGGACCCCGCCTGATGGAGAAGTTCGGGGATGCCGTCGTCCTGCTGTTCGCCCACTCGGAAGTGCAGTGGCGCAACGAAGACATGCAGTATATGGGCGCGAAGCACACCCATTCGCCCTATCAGCCGCACGTCACCATCACCTACGACGCCGGGGATGTAGACTTGGAAGAAGTCGAACCCTTCCAAGGCGAAATCAAGCTGGGTCCAGAGCGTTTCGAGGAAATCGACGACGGCTATCGCGAGAACCTTCGCGAAGATCGCGCCCGGTTCATCGACGGGGTGGTCATCCCCGGCACCAAGACCCTTGCGGATGGGTCGCTGGTCGCCGAAGCGAACGTGGCCCGGACTGGCATCCAGCTTTATGCCGGCCACGAAGTCGGGATGAAGGACAAGGATGTGGTCCGGGTCTATCGCCCCGCTGAAGAAGTCTTCGCGTCCGATTCCCTGCAGTCCTACAGCCACGCCACCGTGACCATCGACCACCCGCCGGTCGCAGTGTCTCCCGGAAACTACCGCGATCTTGCGGTGGGCGAAGCATCGACGGCGGTCAAGAAAAAGACCGATGGCGTCATGGACATCATCAACATCCCGCTGATCCTGAAAGACCAGAAGGCAATCGATCTGGTCACAGCGGGCACCCGAGAACTTTCAGTCGGATACGACTGCAAGCTGGATTTCACCCCCGGCACCACAGCCGATGGTGAAGCCTACGATGCGGTTCAGCGCGACATCCGCGTGAACCACATCGCCATCGTCGAGCGTGGACGCGCTGGGCACTTGTGCCGGATTGGCGATTCTGTCGGTTCGGACCCGTGGGGCGCGACCCCCATCAACCATCCTAAAATGGAGAACGACGCTATGAGCGGAACACTGACCAACGTGGTCGTAGGCGACAAGGTTGTTGCTGCAAATGATGCAGCCGCGCCGGTCATCGAAGACCTGAAGGCCAAGCTGGCGGCAAAGGATCAGGAACTGATCGACGCCAAGAAAAAGGCCGACGAAGACGAAGAGAAAATGAAGGAACAGATTTCGAAGAAGGACGGCGAAATCGAAGCCTTGAAAGCCGACGCCAAGGACACGGCGAAGCTGGACGACGCCATCAACGCGAAGCTGGCCCAGGCCGACGAAGCCCGCGCGATCTTGGGCGACGACTACGAATGGCAGGGCAAGGACGCAGCCACGATCAACGATGATGTCGTTGGCGGTATGCGGAAAGCCCTCAGCGACAAGCGCGGCGCTGACTTCGTGAAGGACCGGGACGAAGCCTTCGTCCGTGGTGCCTATGCCGCGACGTTCGACACTGCAGGCGACGGCAATGGTGCCGGTGCCAGCGGCGACCCCATCCAGTCCGCAATCGCCACCGGCGACAAGCGCACGAAGCCTGCCAGCGTCAGTGACGCCGCTGCAGCTTTCCGCGCTCGTCAGGCTGGCCAGAAGAAGGAAGCCTAAGAAATGGGTATCCCCACCACGTACACCGACGCCACCCCGATTGGCCTTCCGGGCAACATCGCCACCGGCGAACCGAATGACCGTACCACCAAGGTCATCGAAGCGGGTTCCGGCGCTGTCCCGTTCGGTGTCGCTGTCGTTGCTGGCACCGCAGACGGCACCGGCAAGCTGCCCACGGCGACGGGGCAGGACTTCGTGGGCGTCGCCTGCGTTGACAAGAATATCCCCGTTGGCAACGGCGTTGACCGCTTTGTCGCCGGGGACAATGCGCTGATCCTGTACCGGGGTTGCGTCTATGTGACCGTCTCCGAAGCGGTGTCTTACCGCGATCCGGTCGCATTCAGCTTCACCACCGGCGCATTCGGCACGACCGATGACGCCACTACCGATCTGGTCGCCAACGGCGTCTGGGAATCGAGTGCAGCCAGCGGCGAAGTCGCCAAGCTGCGTCTCAAGTAAGGGAAGGAACCATCCCAGATGTATGACATCGCAACACTGACCGATCAGCAGGCGCTGGAATTTTCGGTCCCGGAACTCACGCATTTCGAACGTGAAGTGTATGAAGCGACGGTACTGGAAGACATCCGCTTCCGCCAGTTGATCGACGTGGACGGCAGTGCCGACGATTGGGCGCGCACGGTCGAATTCCGGTCGATTGCCCGCGCCGGTAACGCCGAATGGTACAACGCGCAGGCAAATGAAGTGCCGGTCGTTTCGATGGAAATGGACCGTCACAGCCAGCCGATCCACATGGCAGCCATCGGCTACAACTACGACATCGAGACGACCCACAACGGTCAGCGCCTCGGTATCAACATTATGAACGAAGGCGTTTCCGGTGCTGTCGAGGAAGCCGAACGGTTCATGCAGAAGGTCTGCTATGAAGGCGACGCTGCGAAGGGCTTCAAGGGTCTGCTGACCCACGACGCCGTGACCACCAGCACCGCTGCCCAGACCTTCGCAGCATCGACCCCCCAGCAGTTGGTGGACCTGATCCAAGCGCCGATTTCTGCGATCGTCGCGACGACGAAGGAAACCGAACTGCCCAACACGGTTCTGGTGCCCACCGTCCAGTTCGATAAGTTGGCTGAAACTCGGTATAACGAGTACAACAACGAAACCGTGCTGGACTACGTGAAGCGCACCAACGCCACCACGACCCGGACGGGTCGCAACATCGAAATCATGGCGATTTCGCAGTTGGAAGGTAAGGGCGCGGGGTCCACTGACCGGATGGTGGTCTATTGCAAAGACCCCCGGAAGGCCAAGATGCACATCCCGATGGAACACCGTTTCGTCGTGCCGATGCGGACTGGTCCCCTGACCTATCACCGTCCCGGCATTTTCCGCGTGGGTGGCTTCGACCTGCGTCGGGAAGCGTCGATGCGCTATGTGGATGGAGTATAAGCCATGCCAAAGTTCCAGAACAACGCGACACACGCCATCGAAGTCCTTTGCGAAGACGGGGGCGCGGTTCTGATCGCGCCCGGTCAGTCCAAGCCCATCGACAACCCGGTGGTCGAAGGAACGGCCGGCATGGTCCTGAAGGGCTTGGTCCACAGCCGCAAGCTGGCTGTCACGGAAGACGACGATGACGACTTCCAGTCCGACGACCTGCGCGATGAACTCGAGAAAGCCGAAGCCGACAAGGCCAAGGCAGAAGAGGAACGCGACGCCGCCACCGCGAAGGTCGCCGCCCTGACCGATCAGGTGTCCGAACTGACCGGACAACTGCAGGGGATGAAGGACGCCGCCAAGGTGGACACCGCTGCAGCAGACGCATCTGCTGCGAAGATGTCCGAACTGGTCGAACAGAACGCTGATCTGATGAAGCAGATCGAAGCAGCGCCGAAAGCCGCTGACCTCGAGACGCTGCAGAAGGAAAATGCGGAACTGACGAAGCAGGTGGCGGCTGCCAACAAGGCGAAGGCGAAGTAAGGGGTGGCCTTCACCCCGGAAGACGGGACAGGGCTGGCGGAAGCCAATAGCCTTGTCCCGCTTGCATTCATCACCGACTACTTCACGGATCGACCGAACGCCACTGTGACTGACGCGACGCAGGCACAGCAGCAATCATGGGCGATCATCGCGTCCGAATGGCTCAGCGGCTGGCCCGCGATCATCGACGCACGATGGAGTGACGAACCCTTGCAGGAATCGCAGGCGCTGGCCTTCCCCAGAACGGGAATGACAGCAGTGCCCCGCCCCGTGATGCTGGCTGTGTGCCGACTGATCGGGATGCAGGCTGACGGTGCTTCCCTGTACGCGAAGCCCATCACCCTTGGTGGGCAAAAGCGGGTCAAAGCCGGGTCCGTTGAAGTCGAGAACTTCGAAGTGAAAGGGGCAGATGTCGCAGCGGCGGCGGCGACTGACTTCCTTTGGCTCAAATCAGCATTGACGGCGTATTTGGAATACGGGGGCGATGTCTCGGATGCCGCATCTGCAGTCATCCCCGCCCTGACAGCCACGCGCCGCTGAAATCCGCGACTGTCGCCCGTGGCGTTAGCGCGCGTCGCGGTTCTAGCCAATGCCCTGATCTGGATGTCTCAGCATCTGGCAAACCACCCGTTGCGGATTAAGGGGGGTGCTAATCGGGGAACGCGCATCATTCATCGAAGGTGCGACCTATGAGTTTCTTGGACGACATCCCCCAGACCATGTTCGACGCTCTGAAAGCTGATCTTCGCCCCGGCGAACTGATCCGCGCCGACAAGAGCGCCAAGGACAGATACGGCAACCCCACCCGTGGCGTCGAAACCCGCCATGAAATCGTGGGAATCGTCGAAAGCTACGAAGCAGCTGCAGCGCGCATCCGCGTCATTCGGCAAGGCTCTGAAGCCGCGCGTGAAGAACAGGATGTGGCGATCTTCTTCCTGCTTCATGGCGTGCCCATCGACCCAGAAGGTGGCGATCACATCACCATCACCGGGCCGCGCGGTCAGGGGGTCGTCTATCGCATCATCGGCATCATGGACATCGATCCAGCCCGTGCCGGTGCAACCGTTCATGTGAGGCCCACGACATGATCTTCCAGGTATCCCCGAAAGACACCCCCGGCATCTATGACACCATCGGCGCTGAAATGGCGGCATTCGCGAACCAGACCATGCGGCTGATCGCCGGACGGCTGAAGGCGAAGAAGCCGGAAGTGATCTGCATCAGCGGCACGTCAACAGCGGACGAACTGCACTTCTTCGCGGATTGCCCCGGCAAGGGTGTTGTCCGGCGGTATCTGATCGGACCCATCACTGGCCCGGACGACCGGAAGAAGGCGCTGGACGCCGGGACGCGGATCGTAGGGGAGACATTTCCGGTATGACGTTTCGAGTGATCCAGCAGACCCTGATTTCGCAGGAAGAACTTGAACGGCGCTGCAAGAAAGGCGCTTTTCTGGTCCTGCTGGATGCTGCAGAGCGCACCAAGGACACGACACAGGAAGGCATCCTGAAGGGCGCGATCCTTGGCGCGGGACACATCGCATCCCTACCCGGCAAGTATCCGAACGCGGACACCGGGGAACTGCACCAGTCCTACCGGACGTTTTTCGAGCCGAACAGCTTCCCGATCAGGACCGGATCGACGGTGCCCTATTCGGAATGGCTCGAGTTGGGCAACAGCAAGATGAAGCCCCGCCCACACCTTTCCCCATCGTTTAAGAAGGAACTGCCTGAAACCCGGCGGAACCTTCGACGCGCTTTCAGGAAGGCGATGTCGTGAGTACCCCAGAACTCGAAATGATCGCGTCTGTCTATGCGACGTTGAATGCAGACCCAGACATCGCGTCTGCCTTTGGGGAATCGGTCTTCATGGACTGGATCGCTGAAGACACCAACTATCCGGCGATGACCATCGGTCACGGGACGATAGTCGATGACCGCGGCACCGATCTGGACATGATCGACACCGAACTATTCGTGGATGTCTGGGCCAGACGCGATGATCTGAGCCTGAACGGCACCCCTGCGAACGTCTTCGTGCGAACGAAGGCCAGAGCCGTCCGGGACATCTTGGACGACGCATCGCGCGCTAAGCGCGGGACACCCCGCATCCCGCTGACCGGCTTCGTGCTGGCGCGGCTGATCCACACGACAACCCTGTCCCTACCGGAACCCCTGAACGGGGTGGAACGAACCCGCGTCACCTTTGGCGCAAGCATCGAAAAGGAACGAACCTGATGACCATCCCACTGACCCTTGGTCCCGGCCTTCTGTATTTCACATTCGAAGACCCGGACAACGCCGGAACCTATCTGGACCCGTGCGGTCTGGAAGAGTGGACCGCGAACTTCCAGTCCGAAATCACGAACGACACCGTTTATGATTGCGACCCCACCGCGTCGGCTCTGGCTGTGATCCTTCGTCACAAGCTGTCCACGTCCTGCAGCGTTCAGGCCACCGGCAAGCTGGCCAGCACGTCGCTGGGTCTGTACCGCTCGCTTCACGCCCAGAAGGCGTCTGCAGCAGCGCGCCTGATCGTCGGCACGACCGGCGCGAACGGCGGTGGGCATTGGGCTGGCAACTGGTTGCTCGAGAATTTCGAAATCAAGGGCAACCGGACCAACGTCGCCACCGTATCGCTGACCATCGGCAACGATGGCGCGTTCCCGTGGACTGATGCCGCCTAAGATGATCTGGCAAAACGAGTACGAAAAGGAAGCCCGCCGCAACGCTTATCGCGGCGGGACTACCTTGGAACTGATGGGTGTGGAACGGGAATTCCGCATCCGTCTGGAACACGTCTTCGAAATCGAAGACGCATGTGGCTACTACGCGGACGACGGGAAGCGTCCCAAGGCATTCGGGCAAATCTGGAAGGATCTTGCGGACGGGTCTTTCGCCGGCCGGGATGTGACCGAAGTGATCCGCATGGCCCTGATCGGTGGCGGCGCAAACCCAGGTGAAGCCCGCGCGGTCGTGGATCGCGTCTGCGCTGATGGCGGAATGGGGTTGCTCGAGGCTGCTAAGGTCGCTCAGGCGATCATCGGCGTCGCGATGATGGGCGCGCAGGTTCTCGAGGAAGAAAGCCCGCGCTACGAAAAAAAAAAGCGGAACCGCTCTCGAGATCGCAAACGGTCGCGGCGCTCGCAGAACTAGGAATCGGTCCCAACGCCCTTGCGGACCTGACGCTTCCCGAATTCGTGGAACTGACCCAAGGCGTCAACGCCCGACGCCGGGGCGTCAGCGACACCACGAAGGCGAAGCCGCTGACCAACGAAGAATATTATCGAGCCGCTGAGAAAATCAGGCGCGGCGAACACCCCGTATAGGAGGCTGACCCATTGGCGACCACAGTCGAACGCCTGAACGCTGTCTATGATGCGGACTTCCGGGGCTTCCAGAACAACAGCAGGCGCTTCCGCGAAGGGGTCGATGGGGACACCCGCCATGTGGGTCAGCAGTTCCAAGAAATGTCCCGGAAGGTCCAAGCCGCCATCGGCATTATCGGTGCGGCGCTGACCGCGAATCTGGTCACGAAGTATGCGAACGCATGGTCCGAACTTGGAAACACGCTTCGCCGGGTGGTCGATGATGAAGAGGCCATCGCAGTTGGGCTGGAACGCCTGTATGGCGTCGCTCAGCGGTCGAACAGCGAAATCACTGCTGTCACCCAGACCTATGCCAATCTGATCGTCGCGACCGATGGTCTGGGGCTGTCGCAGGAAAAACTGCTTCGCATCACCGAAACCATCGCCAAGGCCGCGCCCGGTGCTACCGCGGCGATCCGCCAGTTGGGTCAGGCGCTGGCGTCAGGATCGCTTCGCGGCGACGAACTGGTCAGCGTCTTGGAAGGTGCCCCAGCCATCGCGCGCGCCATCGCAGCGTCTATGGGCGTCACGGTGGGGCAGCTTCGAAATCTGGCGGCTGAAGGCAAGGTCACGACCGATGTCGTCCTGAAGGCTCTGGACGGCTACGCCAGCAAGTCCGACGAAATCGCAGAGCGGATGGAAGCCAACATCCCCCGCGCGCTGACGAAGCTGAACAACGCATTCACTCGGTTCGTCGGCTCTGCTGACCAGTCGCTGGGCGTCACGAACGCGCTGGCCCGTGGCATCGAAATGCTGGCGGAAAACCTCGATACGCTGGGCGACGCCCTGCTGATTATCGCCACGATCCTTGTGGGCAGGTTCGGGGCTGCCATGATCCAAGCGGATCGCACGGGGCGGCTGTTGTCCGGCGGCATGGCGATCCTGACATCCCGCGCGGCTGCCTCAGCGGCTGCGATGCGTGGGCTGCAGGCTGCGATGGCGTTCTTCGGTGGCCCGATTGGGCTGGCGATCACCGCGATCACCGGCGCGATGCTCTATCTGTCGAACCAGACCCAGACAGCGGCTGACAAGGTTCAGGCGCTTTCCGATCTGACCAGCGAACTTGACCGGAAGTTTTCCGCCCTCGAGACGGTCAACCGCGATCTGGAACAGGCGACAGACGATCTGAAGCAAGCCCGTGAAGAACACGCGGCGGCGATGCTGAAGGAAGGCGAAGACGCCCAGACCAGCGCACGCCTGCAGATCGACGCGATCAATCAGACCATCGCGGCGATGCAGAACCGGCGTCAGGAAATTATCCGGGGCATCCGTGTCACTCTGGCGGATCAGGAAGCGGCGTTCAAATCCGTCCAGTCCGAACAGCAGAACGCGGCGACGGACACCGATGCCGGCCGCGCGGCGCGCCGCAAGATCAGGAAGCGACGCGCCGAACAGTTCGCTGCAGACAATCCAGACGCACAATTCGGGGCGAACCGGGAATTCATCCTTGCCCCGCTAACCAGTGATGAAGAACTGGAAATGGTCGAAGCCGTCACGGCTGCCATCGACCGGCGGCTGGAACGCGGCGATGAACTGACCGCGAAGCAGCGCGCCTATCTTGCCATCACGGAAGATGTGATCGCCGCCGAAGCGGAACTGAAGCGCCAGCAGGAAATCGTGGCGGCGTTCTCGAAAGACGCGACCGTGACCAGCTTCAACCCGGCAGACCCCGGCGCGGGTGCTGCAGGCGGTTCAGGTGGCGGCGAAGATCCAATCGCGAAGGAATCGGATGGGCTTCTGAAGATCAAGCGCCTGAAGGAAGACATCGCGACGATCCAGAAGGAACTGATGGGGATCGACGTTGAAATGGCCAATACGGCTGAACGTCGGGTCCAGACAGAAGAAGAGCGGCTGGCGGTCGAGCGCGCACGGGAAGACGCTCTGGCCAAGGGCAAAACGGCTGATGAAGCCGAAGAAGCCGCTGAAATCGTCCGACTGACCCAGCGCCGCGCGGCGTCGATGGAAATGCTGACCGAATATGGTCGCCAGCAGGTGACGCAGGCTCGAGCCGCGCAGACTGCAGCAGAAGAGGCCGCGCAGGCTGAACTGGAAGCCGAAGAGACGAAAGCCGACGCCACGAAGCGCCGGGAAGACGCTCAGCGCCGGGAAGCCCGTCTTCGCACCGATCTTCTGGGGATCGAAGAGGCGCTGGGCGGCTTTGAAAGCAAGCGCGCCAAGACCGCACGGGACGCACTCGAGACAGAGCAAGCCAAGCTGAGGATCGAACGTGCCTATCAGGATGCGCTGAGGGAATCGGACGGGGACGAAGCCTATGCCAAATCGGTCAAGGCGGCGGCGGAACTATCTATTCAAATCGGCAAAGCCAACGAACTGATGACCGAAAGCGAAAAGCTGGCGGCTGAGAAGGCGAAGACCGATGACGACGCGGCGAAGAAGTCTGAAGAGGCTGCCAAAAACAGGGAAGAAGCCCTTCAGAAGCAGGTCCGGCTGCAGGAAGACCTTGCAGCGGTTCAGGCTCAGATCGGTGATTTCGAAAGCCAGAAGGCTGAGACGGTTAAGGACGCCCTGCGCGTCGAACAGGAACGGCTGGCTGTCACCCGCGCGCGAGAAGACGCGCTGAAGCGATCCGGTGGTGATGTCGCCTATGCCGATGCGGTCGAAGAGGCCACCCGGCTGTCCTTCGATCTGGCGCGCGCGAACGAAGTGCTGGCTGAGAAAGAGAAGCTATCGACGGATTCGGCGAAGAAGGCTGCGGACGCGCGGCTGAAGCTGAACGACAGTATGTCCGCCCTGCGCGAATCCCTTCAGGACCAGATCAGGCTTCAGGCTGCCATCGTTCAAGGCAAGGACGCCTATGAAGCCGAGACGCGCGCTATCGAGGCCCGAAACAAGGCCCGCGCCATCGCTGATGCAGCCCGGAAGGGTGGCGTCGATGTCGATGAAGAGGCGATCCGCGCTGAAATCTTGGCCCTTGTCGAAGAGACTGACGAAACCGAACGCCTGACCGAAAAGCTGAAAGACCAGCTTCGGATCAAGGAGCGGCTTGCCGAACTGGCAGCAGGTGAAGGGAATCGTGAAGAGCGGCTGGCGGTCCTGAAGGATGCCTATGGTCAGGTGGGCGAAGCGTCCACGCTCGAGGAAATCACCGCGATCATCGAAGAGCGTGACCGGCTGATCCAGTCGCTGGAACGTGAATATGAAGTTCAGGCCGCGATCCGTGAATTGGGGGAGAACGCCACCCCTGCCCAGATCGCAGAAATGCGGAAGCTGAAAGGCGCGGAAATCGACTACCGGAACGAAGTCGAGGCGACCAACGAAAAGATCGACGAGCGCCGGGACAAGATCGAAGAGGCAGAGAAGGCCCAGAACGAAGCGAACAAGGCGCTGGCGGAAGGTTTCGCGGGGCTGCTGGACGATCTGGACAATGTGGAAGACGGCTTGAAGAAGCTGGGCATCCAGATCCTGAAGATCATCGCCACCGGGTTCTTCGAAAAACTGCTGGGCGTCGATGGTGCTGGCCAGTCCGGCGGCGCTCTGGGCGGTCTAGGTGCGGCGCTGGGCAACGTCATCGGTGGTATTTTCCGCGAAAACGGTGGCCCGGTACGGGCTGGTCAGCCTTATATCGTCGGGGAAAAGCGGCCCGAAGTTTTTGTGCCTGATAGTCCGGGAACGATCTTGCCCTTTGTCCCGAAAGGCAATGCCAGCCAAGGCCAGCAGACGAACGTATCCGTGGCTATCGACGCGCGCGGTGCCGATTCCAGCGTCTTCAGTAAGCTGGCCCGCGCTCAAGAAGAACTTCAGAACAATCTGACCACGATTATTAACGATACTCAAAGAAGGGGGCGCTGATGACATGGCACCCGGAAGGAATATACTTCAAAGAAGAGTCTTGGTTCATTCAAGGCCACTCCCGAATGGGAAATCAGTCCCTTTCAGGCAGGCGGCAGCGTGTGGGTGCTCTTGCCGAACGGTGGCGGGCAACAATCACCTTGCATGTTCCTGAAGCGAAGCGACTTGATTGGAGGGCGTGGCTTGCAAAGCGTCGTGGCACTATGGTCCCCGCAGGATTGAAGTGGCTTGCCCACTTTCAAGCGACAGGTGGACCAAGGGTTTCTTCGGAATTGGGGGGTTTCTCTACGAAATAGCAGATGTGATTTCCTCAAATGACGATACCGCGATCATCGAAACAAATCCGCCAATGCGCGCTGACTATGCGGCAGGAACTACGTTCGATGCTGTCCCATCTACCAAGATGGTTCTGATGGACGACCAGCAAGGCTTGGTGAAGAAAAAGGCCATTCAGCGCGACGACCCGATACTGGAACTGATTGAGGTGGGACCATGACCTATACGTCTGGCGCGGTGAAGTTGCTTAAATCTCAGCTTCTGGGTCTTCCGGGGTTGGCGGAATTTGACTTCGAGAGCGGGCTTCAGAGGTATTGGACAGGGCTTGGCAAGCTGACGACGCTAGATGGTCGGATGTGGCAAGGCATCGGCAATTTCGGCTCCGTCAGCGACATAGTGACCAAAGAAGGTCTGGTCGCTGAGAAAATCACTTTCGAAATCGCTCGTGAAGCTGAGGTGGACGGGGATCTGATCGCCATCGAAGCGACTGAGTTTGGTGAGGCGGTTCGACAGGCCATGCAGGAAGAGTACGAAGGCAGGCGCTGCGCGATCTACGCGCAGGTGATGAATATGGAGACCGGAGAATGCGAAGGAAGCCCAGAACCGATTTGGGCTGGGTTCATGTCGCAGCCCGAAGCCGAAATCCGCCCAGAAACTTTTGCTATGCGGATCAGCGCAGAAAGCCTGTTTGTCGAAGGACTCGACCCACCACACGCTTACTTGACGAACGTGGATCAACAGGCCCGTTTCCCAGGCGATCTTGCCTGTGAGTTTGCGGCGGAACTTTCCCAAAGACAGGTTAACTGGTTCGGATGATGACTCTATCGGAATTTATTGATGCAGAAGCTGCGCGCGATTTCGTGTGGGGCGTCTCTGATTGCTGCCTGATGGGCGCTGACTGGTCCGTATCTCAGGGCTATGGCGACCCTGCTACGGCGTGGCGACGACGTTACAGCACCGAAGAACAGGCGATAGCGATGCTTTCGGATGCAGGTGGTATCGGCAAGGCTTGCCGTGATGGGCTGGAAAGTGTCGGATGGCAATTAAGTAACGAACCACCGGCAGAAGGTGACATTGGCATCCTTCGTCTTCCGGGCGTCTACGACAACTGGCCCGGTGTCGTCGCCATTCGCGCGACTTCAGGCTGGTACGTCCGTGCAATCTCGGGTGTGACGCTTCTGATCGGAGGGGATCGGCGGTGCGACATGCTGATGACCTATGGGGGAGCGTAGATGCCACCCGTTGCTGCCGCCGTCACCAGTATCGTTGCCGCCGCTGCCGCCGCCTCGACGGCAACCGTCGCCGGGATCAGTTTGGGCGCAACTGCGTTTGCCGCCTTTGGGACCGTTTTCACCGTTGGACAGGTTATCGGTCTTGGCATCACTGTTCTAGGCGGTCTTGCGCAATCATTCTTCACGCCATCACCATCGTCTCCAAGCGTGCCGCCCCAAGCCCGGTTGTCCACTATAAATCAGCCGCGCGTCCCCCGATCGCAGTCGATAGGGCGCGTGAAAAACGCAGGCTCTTTCCTGTGGTATGGGATCAGTCAGGAGATCGGATACGAAAACAACCTGACCCAGATTCTGGCGATGGATTGCCAGAAGGTCGATCAAATCGAAGAGCACTATCTGAACAATGAGCGCGTGACGCTGGATTCTGATGGATGGGTTCAGACGCCTAGCAAGTGGCAGGACAGGGTTAGGATTGTCACGAACGATGGCGATGAAGGTCAGCCCGCACTGGCAGAGGCTGTCGAAGCTGTAACAGAATGGACCAGCGCCCATCGCGGACGGGGAATTGCCCAAGCGTTTATTCTTCAGAAGCCTGTAAAGGATAGCGAAAGACTCGAGGTATATCCGCGCGACGGCAGGCTTCAATATACCCAAGTACGACGAGGGCCGAAGGTCTATGATCTTCGAAACCCGCTTCACGACCTGAACGACCCCGAAACTTGGGAGTGGTCCGATAACGCGGCACTTTGCACACTCCATCGTGCCCTGCACATAGATGGTTCCCGATATACCATCGACGACATCCATCTTCCCACATGGACGGCATGGGCTGACCATTGTGACGAATTGATTGTTAGGCACGACGACAGCACGGAAGCGCGCTACCGCGCATGGGGGATCATTTCTCTATCGGCAAAACCGCGTGAAGTTCTCGCCGCGCTTTTGAAGAATGCGGATGCTGTCCCGTATCTTGAATCTGGCCTTGGAAGCGATGGCCAAATTCGCCCCCAGATATCTGTGCAGTTTGGCGCGCCTGCTGTCAGCGCAGATCAGGTTTACGATGAAGACACGATCAGCGCAGTGACGCTTCGCAAGGGGCCGGGACTATTGAACGGTTACAACAAGGTCGTTGCTGAAATAGTTGATCCGCTTGCAGGCTATCAAGAACAGTCTGTCCCCGCTGTGATCGACCCGGCGGCTGTGGCGGCTAGAGGAAATCGCGAACAGGTTCTGGCCATTAAGTTGGACTTCTGTCCATCGCCGGGGCAAGGCCAGCGTCTGGCAAAGAAAGAACTTCTTCGCCAGCGTCCAGCTTGGTCAGCAACTGTTCAGACTTCTCTGGCAGGTATGCTTACCGGGGCCGGTCGGGGGTGCGACATCGAACTTTACGAAGTAGAGCATTACGGAAATTGGCGCGTGACCAAGCATTCCGTCAGCCGCGACGGCGTGTCCATAGACATGGATGTTGTCGCGGAATCGCCTCAGTACGATGTTTGGACAAAGGAAGAGGAAGTTCCTGTCGATTACCCGCCGCCACTGACAACCGATGGGCAGCAAGTGGCAGCACCTACAAACGTATCAGCGGCTGCTACCAGCGCGACCGTCAATCAGTCGGTTTCCGGGGTTCGCCTTCGAGCAATCTGGGACTCTGTGGCTGATGAAACGATTACCAAGCAGATCGAATATACCGTTTCGGGAAGCGAAAATTGGACCGGACGAGTAAGCGATATTTCTGCATCGGCAGGTGAAGGAACGACCGAAGTTGTTGAAGATGGTCAAACTTACGACGTTCGGGTTCGGCACCTTGCTCCGAACGGCACGCCCACGGATTGGGTGGTTGTCGAAGACGTTCTGGCTCTAGCTTCTTCAACGGCTACAGCCGCTCCGCAGGTATCAATCGCGCCAACATCTGTCGATGAAGGGCAGCCTTTCACAATAACCTTAACCGCTCCTGATGAGTCTGAGTTCTGGCGTTTCAGGCTCTTCAGGAACGGGGTCGAAGAAAGCCCCCCGATCACTGGAACGCCAGGCCAGCCAACATCAATCACAAGATCAGAACCAGTGGCGGGTTCATATAGTTTCAAAGCAACAGCCGAAAACATATCGGGCGTACAGTCCTCAGATTCAAACATCGTGACCGTCAACGTCACTTCATCCGGTGGCGCATAAGGAGAATGTGAAATGCCAGAGTTTGCTAAATCATCTGCCGATATTTGGCAGGAAGGTTCCGGGGGGCTTCATGAGCCGAAAAAATCTGAAATTAGAACTTGGACCGGAGTTGTAGAGCGTGTCCTTTCGCAGCTTAACGTCTCGATTTCAGCGGGTTTTCCGCATTATGAAACGCCAGCATCGGGCGTTGCCGCCACAAGTCAGGATGATTATTTTATCACCCCAGGCGTAGCAGCCGACAGCTTTCTTGATCTTTACCAGCATACTTCTGGAAGCACCGCTACGCTGATCGACAGTCTGCCTTCCGATGTGGACCTTAACCCGCTGACAGCGCGCGTAGATGCTCTCGAGGCTGTCGAGGTTTTGTATCTCACCGAAGCGGAACTTCTGGTCGATCTTTCTCCCGCCGCATCAACGCTGGCTCTGGCGCTTGATACTGGAAGCGGATTTCAGAAAGTCGGTGCCGAAGGCACTGGAAGCTGGAACCCCGTTGGAGGATCTGGCGGTGGTGGTTCCGCCTTTACGCTCAATGATATTGAAGCGGCATTCTGGGCTGAAGGCGAGAAACGACGCGCTGCTATCGGTGCTCGGGACGCAGGACGCCCGATAGCTTTTGCTGGCTTGATGGGAGGGCAATCCCTTGCGTTCCAACGCGCCTCATCAACAGCGATCTTCACCGCCGCAGGTCATCTGATGTTCAACGGGGGGCCGAATACAAATCAATTCACACACGCATCTTCCAACGAAACCCACACCGCGACCATCGACGATATGGCATCGCTGGTGGATTATACCGATACCGATGGCTTGGAAGGTCTGACCCGCGCCGTTGGAACAGCGGCGGCCGGTCGTTTTGCCCGAACGTCAGCTTGTTCGGCTGCTGTGGGCGCGCGGACGCTGGCTATCTTGTTCAATAACGGGCCGAGGAACAACTTGTTCGCGGCGGCTGAGCGCATGGGGGAACTTCTGGCTTCGCATGTTGATGGCCCTTACACCCCGCGTATGCCGTGGCAGATCGCGCACGGTGAAGCCGATGCCAACGCGGGAACCAGTAGGGCTGACTATGCTGACCAGCTTCGCAGTGCTTTCATCGACATTCGACTAGCTTCGGCATGGGGCGCGGACAACCCAGATTATGTTGTCCCGATCATGTTCCATCAAATGATGATGGGAGACACGACAGAAGCGTTTCACGAGATTATTCAGGCGCAAGCTGATGTGGTCCGTGAAACACCGCGATGTGTTTTCGTGACCGCTGCCTACCCGTATATGCACGAAGCTGATGAAGTGCATCCCTATGGCGAGGGCTATGCGGTGAAATCAGAGATCGCAACCCTGTACGGCAGTCAGATGATGATGGGGGACGAAGACGTGGGGTGCCCGACGTGTGAATACGTGGTCCGCAACGGGTCTATTATCGAAGCAGTTTTCAAGACGCCGCGTGGTGTTTCTCTAACCGAAGTTCCTGAAATCGACTTTGCGCGGGCAATCGACGGCTCAACAGAACTGTTGGGGTTCCAATACCATCGTTCTGGCGCTTTGATTGATCTGACAGGCGCTTCTCTGTCCATCTATGGCCGGGTCATTCACATCAAGTTGGCGAGCGACCCAGGCGCGGTGCTGGCGGATGAAGAACTTCGGTATGCAATGCAGGAAGACGCTGCTGCATTGCAGTCTGGGGGGCAGAACAGGGCAGGCGGCAACATTCGCACGGTAGAAGTCGCGGTCGAATCCGCAGTTCTGAGGATGCACCTCTTTCAATTTACAAATGGCATTACAGGGTCAGGTTCTCCCGGGGACTCCCCAGCGGGAAGAGTCATCATCGGCGCGACCAGCGGTGCGACAGCGTTGGTGCATAGAGTCACATACACGTCCGGCTCTTTCGATACAGACGATGCGGAAGGGTTCTTTACGGCTTACCGCGTGACAGGTCAGTTTGCGGCTGATGAGCTAGTCGAGATCGGAACGGCTATCGACATGACTCTTGTCGGCGCACCTGTGATCGAACCCTTCCAACACGAAAACTGGTTGACGCGGTTTGCTGTCGCCGTCACCGAAGCATCGGAGTAAACGCTATGTTGAAAAACGCTTTCAAAATCCCGAAGCCGCGAATGGGCTTCTTTTTCGAGAACAGACCGTCGTTCTTCGACTCTTCTCGAAATGCTTTCCTGAACGTGTTCAAGGGAAGCGCTATCCAAGACTGCGATATGGTGCTGACCAGCGGGGCCGTAAACTTTCAGTCGGATTTCGGTTCAAATGAGCGTTCATGCGTGCGCCTGAACGACAGTGCCATCTTCGAGTTTCGTCAGCCGATACCATTTCAAGGCACGATGGTTATCATCGCTCGCGTTGACCTGACTGGAGGAAGCGGAACGCGCAATTACTACCCTATCCTGTGCAACAACAACGCAAATGGAAATGTTGTCCCAAATGTCAGATTCGGATTTTTCTCTGGCAACGCCTCTTTCAGACATACTTGCGGGTCGTCTGGAGTCCAGAATATTATTTCTGGTTTTAGTCATGGCCCGGAAGAAGAATTCCTGTTCGCTGGTGCATTCGACCAAGCAAGGCGTGAAGCAGCCTACATCCTGAACGATGGTGCCCCGGCGCAAGGAACCACCAGCGCGGTCACTGCAAACGGGAACGCAATGGCGTTCGGGGGTCTTCAGAAGGCGAGGTTCGGAGACATTGACAACGACAATACTGTGTCCAATCCGGCTCTGGCGGATCACTTGGATGTAGCTGCACTTCTATTCTACGGCGGCAACGCCGTTAAGGACGCGGAAGCATCAGTCGATGCGCTGTACGCGGAAGCGAACCAATACTACGGCTTGCGCTACTCAAGTTCTTAATCAACTACGACTTTTCCAACACAAGAAAGGATCTGGCATGTGGTACGTCATCTTCGCGGTGGCAGGGTTCTCTGCAACTCCGGCAATAGCTTCGGAAGTACAAGTCATCGACTTCGCACCCCTGATTTCTGAAGTGATCGTCCCGATTGCAGCAGCCGTCATCAGCGGTCTTCTGTGGTCGATGGCACGCCGTTTCGGGCTGGAAATTGACCGGCGCGCGCTGCTGGATGCTGTCGAGGCCAAGGCGCGCGAAGTGGTGGCCAAGAAAGGCCCGATCACCATCGGGGCATCGGACGAAGTGGCCAAGATCGCCAACTATGTCATCGAACACACACCGCAGGCCGCGAAGCGTCTGGGGCTGACCGTCTCAGATGGTGAAGGTCGTGTCAGTGCTGGTGCCGCGCTGACGCGGGTCATCGAAACCCGGATTGCAGGTGCTGCGCTCGAGGCATCCACCGAAACAAAAAAGGCGTAACGCATCAGTGCCAGAACCGCATCTTGAAAAAATCCTCGCGTCTGTCTGGATGGCGAAGCTGTTGGGCAGCCTTGCGGGGGTTCTTATTTCGATGGCCATGATCGCCCCTGAAGGGACGCGATCCGCCATCTATCGGTGCGTTCTTGGCACCATCGCGGGCGTGATCTTCGCGCCTACAGCAATGCGAATCGTCCCGTTTCTTCGGGGCGACGCTTGGGATGACTGGCTGGCGGCAAGTGCAGCGACCGGGTTCGCCGTCTGGTTCATCCTCGAAATCATCGCAAGGTGGCTGACCGCACCAGACACAGGCAAGCGTCTGATCCAATGGATCGAAAAGAAGATGGGAGTGAAAGACAAGTGACGTTTCGGACAAAGACGGCAAGGCTGGGGCTTCTATCAGCGGGGCTGGCAATTTTCCTTGTGGGCGCTGGGGTCAAGTGGACGATCGACCGGGCGGCTGATCGAATGGCTGCAGAGCGCGTGGCGCTGCAGGAATACAAGGAATATTTGCGGCGGGATGTCGTCCGGGCTTTCGCGATCACGCGAAGCGAATGGGACGGAGTGACGCTGACCATCGGCGGCTGGATCGACAAGCGGGAATGCGTCTTGGCGTCCAAAGACCCCTATCAATCCATCGACTGGTATGTGGAACTGGAAGATGGCCAGCGGATCAGGCTGGACTACAGCTTCGAAGCCGAAACTAACCGGCACACTTCGCGCCCACCGGGGACCACAAGCTATGGATGGTGGGAACTGATCTTGGGCGGCGACCCCCCGCCGGGTGCCCAGGCCACCGCAGGCATCCGGGGGGCGGCGCACGCTGTCCCCGATGAATGCCTTTCAGCCTTTCGGAAGGTCCACATGGAAATGGGGTTTCTGAGCGGCATCACACCGGCCGGCATCGTGTTTGGGCAGCTTGCCCACGAAAGCCGAGAATTCACTAAGACCGAAGAAAGCATGGCCTACAGCGCGCCGCGGCTTCTGGTGGTCTTCCCTCACAAGTTTGATGATCTGGGTCACGCCGAAGCTGTCCTGAGCAAAGGACCGAAGGCGCTGGCATCGCATCTGTACGACACCCATCCGGGGCTGGGGAACAAGCGCCCCGGCGACGGGTGGCGCTATCGAGGATCTGGCTACATCCATCTGACCGGGCTGGAAAACTTCGAACGTGCAAGTGACGCTTGCGGGTTCAACTACGTGAAGCGTCCCGATCTGGCCCGGAAGCCTGTCCATGCTTGGCGGATCGCGAACTGGTATCTGCAGGATCGCAAGAGGCGGGGGCGGACGCTGATCCAGCTTTCCGAAGCTGGCAAGGTCGAAGAAGTCACGCGCGGCATTAACGGTGGACTGAATGGCCACGAAGATCGCCTTCGCCGCGCGGAACTGTCGATCAAGGCGATGCAGCGGCAAGAGCCTGAAGCCGAAGTCGTCCATGTCAGGAAAAGCAGGGACGACGTATGGCGCGCGCAGAGCCTGCTTATTGACGCCGGATACCATCCCGGTCCATTGGATGGTGTAATGGGCGCGCTGACCAGACAGGCGCTTCGCTGGTTCCAGTATGACGCCGGTCTGAACGTCGATGGAATCGCCGGACCCCGGACGATGGCGGCTCTGAAAAAGGCGGCAAAGGCCACCGCCTGATCCACCCCACAACTGAACACTGAATGGAGTGCAGCCCAATGTGGCACGCCAAGCAAGTCCTGCGCTTTGCAGGCATCGCATACGGACCCGGACAAGACGCCGGGACCGAAATCCCCATGACCGCTGGCGTCGATTATCGCGCGCTCGAGCAGTTCGACCGGATCGAATGGCTGGGCGACGACGCGGCGAAGCAATACGCGCCTGATGGCGCGTTGGAAGCCCAAGCGAACCCGCCGGGGCCACTGAAGCCGGAGCCGCAATTCGCTGGCTCTGAAAAAGGAGACGACACCGATGCTGAAAATTACGGCACTGATCGCGCTGAGCCTGAAGATCACGTCTGACTACGACCCGACGCACTGTCCCGCTGGCGCGCCTTGCGTCAACGCACCAGTCGCGCCGGTCCCCGTCCAGTAAGAAGGAACGACACCATGAAAACCATCAGCGCAATCGCGGCTGCCCTGTCAGTCACCTTGGCAGCCTGCGACAAGACCACAGTCGATCCGGTCGTGTCGGAAGCGTCCACGTCGATCAAAGGCAGCCTTTGCACCGCTGGGATCACTATCGCAGCTGCAGCGGCGACGAAGCGCGGCGTCCCCATCGCCGAAGTCATCGGCACGGACATCCTGATCGCCGGGTGCAAGTCGCTGGCTGACCGTCTCCCCGTCTCGGGCGCGGTTTATGACCGGGGAATCGACAAGGCATGTGCAGACTTCAATGTCTATGCGCGCCGGATCGCGGATCAGCCGGACCAGCTTGCCGTCCTGCGCGGTCTGCAGGCTGATGCGGGGTGCGTCTGATGTCCGCGCGCGCGCGTTTCGTCGCTGCCCAGACGGCGGCGGCTGAGGCGCTGGCGGACCTGATCGAAGCGTCTGCAGCGCCAGCGCACCCCCACACTGGCGCGCCACTGGCAGACCAGCCGGTCGCACTGAAAGCGCCCACATTCGGCTTGTCCGTGATCGTCAACGACGTTCAGGGGCACGGGACTTCCTTCGGCACTCGCTGGAAGTGGGGCGAAGAGAACCCCAAGCACGGCGAACAGGGTGACGTGACCGCTGCCCATGTTGTCGAAGAATGGCCCGGTGGGTCGTTCTGGAAGCCGGGGATGGATCGATCCAAGTGGCCCGAATTCACGAAGAAGTATTCGGACGACGAAATCATCATCCGTCCCGGTGGACTGGATGTCGCCTTGTTCGGCGTGATCCTGCCAAAGCATCGTCCTCCGAACATCACGGTGGGAATGAAGATGGCGGTTCGCGGGTATCCCGGCGGCGTCACCATCAATGGCCACTACGAAACCCGTCTGGGCGAAGCCTATCTGGATCGCCCGGAAGAGTTTCGAGGCGGCGACGCCCCGTCATGGATCATCAAGCAAGTGCTTCACGACCTGGGTGACATCCCCGGAATGCAGCAGGCGATTGTGATCGGCGGGATGTCTGGCGGGTGTGGTTCCCAGATCATCCAGCGGCCGGCACCCGGCGCGGTCCAGACGAAATCGGGCTTCGAAGTCCCGGTGGCTGTTCTGGTCACGCTGAATTCGGCGTTCCCGACTGGCGAGAAATCGCACGACATCGTGGAACTGGCGGATGTGTGGGACGTGCTGATGAATGGGGCGACGGCGACAGCCTGATTGACATCATCGGCGAATCGGGTCAGGGTCTAAACCCTACTCGATAGGTTCCATGAACCGACCTGTAAGGGAAATCCTCCCTAGACTTCAGCCCCGGCTTCGCGCCGGGGCTTTTTTGTGCCTATCGCGGCTGGTACATCAGGGCCGCGAAGACCGGGCCACCACCTTCTTCGCCAGCAGCATCTTGCATCCCGGCAACCACGACGCCTGCCATAGCGACAGCTATCGCGACACAGGGGCACCCACCAGCCACTTCCGGCAAGGCTTCGGGTGGGGTCGCCGCCAGTATCGACGGGACGGGGGGCAGGAAGGGCGCTGCAGCGGTTGCGGCGGCGGTCGCCATGAATGTTCGTCTTCCCATATCAGGCATCTGGGGTGTCCTTTCTCGAGGGTGGCAGGACCGGCGAATCGTTTCTGAATGCGCCATAGGTCCGAATGATGATCCAGACCAGATGACGGATCAGGCGCGGCGTTTCGTGAAGCCGCATTTCAGCAACCATTGCCGTGTCCGCATGGGCCAGACCTGCGGGGCGATCCAGCCAATGGTCATACAGGAAATCGTGAAGCAGAGCGGCGCGCAAAAGACCGCGCGTGAAGGGCGGGATGGCGATGCCTTGCGCGCCGATATAGAAGCGGAAGCCTTCAGGAACCACGACGCGCCCCGCCACGGCGTCATAGGCCACCGGCGCGGTCAGGACATAGCGCCACCGGCGTTCTTCGCGGACTGGCAGCCCTTCGCGCTCAGCGCGGCGCTGATGTGGTTCCTTCATGGCCTATTCCGCCAAGGACCAGCCACCGCCGGTCGTATCGAGTTGAAGGGCCAAGTCGCCGCACCGGGCTGACTTGTCGCTGATGTACTGGCACACCGCCAGCTTCCGTTCATCTGCCTTCGGGGCAACAGGCTTCAGAACGACCTTGGTGGTGCCGCTGCTGAGCGTCACGGGGCCACCTTCGAACAGAACAGTTTCGGCGATGGCTGGGGAAGCTGCGATCATGGCTGCAGCGATGATGGTGATGGCTTTCATGGGGGTCTTCCTTTTGTTGCAGTGTGGCGATCCTATCACGCATCCGTCAGCGGATCGCCTCGAAATACCACGACGGCGTGGGTGGTCCTTCGCCAGACCATTCGAACAGCAGCCCTGAATCTTGAAGGACGTGGCTGTGGTGCCCGATATAGGTCCGGGCGTCCTGTTCTGTGGCGAAGCCTTCCGGGTGGTGCCGGAAAACGATGTGTTTGATCGTAGCCCCTTTCTTGCCGGCCGTGCGCTGGGCGCGTCCGGGGGCTGTCTCAGGCTTGAACACGATGGGATGGAAGTGTCCGGTGGCTTGGTTCCGGGCTACGGCGGCGTGGCGCATATCTTTCTTTCGTCGTCGATGTCGATCATCTGGGCTGCCAGTTCGCCCAGCTTCG